GACGATGATCTACTTCATAACTATACTGTTTCAAAAGCATTAGAATCAGTAGATTGGTCAAAAGAAAATTCAAATATTAAAATGATAGCTTGTACGTATCATTGTGGATGATATCATATATAAGATGTAATAATTAATCAAACAAAGGAATATACATGGCTCTAGGTTGTAATATAATAATACATGATTCCTACTGTTATAATTAATGGTATTCAATGTTATATATTTTACGATTCTGACTTAGATATAGGTTTTGGATTAAGGGAATATAGAACCTTGTTACGATATAATAGAGAATAATATAATTCTACTATAATACTATAATATTATAGTATATTTTACTGATAATAAATAAAATATAAGTTAAACAAAAAAAGGAAAATGCATGGCAACAGTATATACACAAGAAATAGTAGACAGTATAGCACCAGATGTAGTAGATATATTTAAGAGTTTGATGGAAGCTTCTACAGGAGTAGATAGTGTATATTTAAAAGCTAAAGAAACACTTATTCAGATACTTAATGATGCTAATATTACAGGTGATCAGAAAGGTGAAATAGTAGCTCAAACTATATCTAATATGGTTAATGGTATTACCGCACAGTCTATGGACTCAGCGATGAAGATAGCTGTAGAAGACAGATTGGCTCCTTATACCTTAACTAAGATGAGAGAAGAAACTAAAGCTATTACTGCCTCAGTATCTAAAATGGAATCTGATATTAAAAATACAGATGCAGAAATACTACTTAAAAGATTCCAAGGATGGAAGATACAAGGTGAAGTTAAAAGAGACTTTGGTATTGATGCTCATGATCTTGCCGAAACTACTGTAATAGTACCATCCATAGAATACCATAATGAAGGTATTAAGTATGAAACTATAAGACAAGCTCAAGCTAACACTTATGGAGCATACGCAGGGTCATTTAGAACTCATGGCTATGTAGATGTTACTACTGATGTGGATGGGATGTTAGGTGTATCAACTACAGGTAGTACTGCTATAGGTAAAGAAGGGCTTACATACTGGCAGACACGTGTAGCTGAAAGACAAGAACAAGGTTTTGATGATAACATGAGACAACACGTAGTTAATAGTTCAGCAACAATGATCAGTATGTTACTTAGTACAGAAGCAAGTGGTATAGATTATACATCATACCTAAGTAAGTGGACACTAGCAGCTAACTACTTAAATTCTAGTGATGGATCTGTACAAAACACTAAAGGTGGTGGAACAGACGGAATTACACTATAACGAAAGTTGTAGTGTATTTAAATACTAAGTAGGTTTTAATGTATATAGTACATGATAGATATACCCCACAAATACAAGAGTTTACTCATGCTTTACGTATTAAAAACATAGTACTTCGCCATTGGCCTAAAAGGACTTTAGGTAGTGGAACAATAGTTTTAGACAAACTGTTTATATATATTAAAGGTCAAGGCGTAATTGATAGTGTAGCTACTCGTAAGTTATTTAAACTTATGAATATGAATCTCGAAGATCTTAAAAAAGAAGATTGGGATGGTGTAGAAAACTACTATGTGTATTGGCAACGATACGAGATGAGTTATATATTAACACTAGAAGAAGTAAAATATTATATAGAAATGCATTCTCCTTTAGTAGGTACAGAATCTGAATGGCAAGTAGCTACTGCTATATATAAACCTATGCAACCTGTCGCTGCTAGTATTACAGATGCGGAGATAATAGCTATGACTAAATCAGTTGAAACTGAAGCTATATCTTTTACTACTGAATACCATGATCCTGCTACCGGTAATAGTGTACCTGTTAATAGGTTATTAGGAGTAGCCTTACTAGATACTTCAGACCTTCTATTTGAAAAACAAATTACTGTTAAAAGTAAAAAAATAGGTGCTAGAGAAACAGCACAACAGTTTAGAAGTTTTAACTATAGTCAGCCTGGAAGTATACTATCTAGTCTTATATTAGAAGCTAATATAGAAATAAAGTACAGACGAAAAGCTGTAGTAAACTTAGTCGATACTCCTATAAGTACTTTAGTAAATACTATAAAATTACGTCTAGAAAATATAAATAACCCTACAGGTATGTATACTAGTTTATATTATAACACATTAGTATCAAGACAACAACAAGGTACAGTATCTTCTACAGAAAATAGTATAAATGCTTCATTAAAAAATATGTATGAAGATCTAGTACCTATCGTAGAGGATAATGTATATATAGACGCTAGTGGTGGTTTAAGCCAAAGAGGTACGTATGTAAAAGTATCCGGTATAGAAAATATGAAAGCTGTAGAGTTTGTAAAATTCTTTGGTAAAAGTCTTAAGACTGGCTATACAGAAGAAGAAGCTGAATGGTATGAAGAACTAATTGCTATTGTATTAGCTGTAGCATTAATAGCTTTTGCTATATTCTCAGGCGGTGCAGCTATTGCAGCAGGTATGAGTCAAGCTTCTGCTATATTTGCTTTCTCATCAGCATTTGCTTTAGTACTTTCGGTAGGTACACTTGCGTTAACTGGATTAGCTTATGTTGCAGGAGAGCAAGGATGGCATGGATTTGCTGCTTATATAGGAAAAGTTATAAACTTCCTAGGAGTAGTAAGTACTATTGTAGGTGTTATATCTATATATGGAGCATTAAAGGTAGCTTTAGCAAAACAAGTAGCTACAGAAGCTTTACAGAGTGCTGGGAAAGAAGTAACAAATGAAGCAATAATAGAATTAACATCTACTACTATAAAGGATGTAGCTATTTCTGAAGTAGGTTTAAAAACACTGTTTGAAACAGCTAAGACAATGATATTCGGTAGTTCAACATTATCCTTAATGGATATATTCAACAAAACAGTATCTGCTGTAAACTGGGTAGCTTCCTACTTTATGGAAAAAGATATGGCTGAAATACAAGGTGATTTAACAGCACAGCAAGAAAAGAATGATGAAATGAAACAACAATATGAATTGTACAAAGGTAGTGTAGATAAAGTATACTATAGTACTTCTGATTTGTATGAAGGATACTATAATCCATTCTTTAATGATTTTGAATTGGGTACCGGAGAAGGTCCGGATAGGTACTTTAAAACAACAGGTACATGGCGCTGTCAAAACAGTTTAGAATACATATACCCTAACTAAGTTCAACAAGAGTTAAACATATTTATGGTATACTAAAAGTAATAAATGTAAAGTTTTACATAAAGGATAAGATATGGCAGCAGGTGAATTATACCAAACAAATCCGGCATACGCAAGTATAGGTAATAGTGCTGATACATCAAACTTAGGTATGAGGGGCGATACAACTAGTTGGATGGATAGTATAGGCGGATATAAAGGAGTACAAGGTGCACTAGGTATAGGACAGCTTGGACTTGGTTTTATGGGTTATCTTGATAATAAGAAAACTGCAGAAATGCAACGTAAATTACTAGGTCAGCAATACGATACAAACGGATTCTTACTTGATCAAGCTAAAGGTAGACAAGCAGATATAGCTAGAGACTTCGGTGCTGGTGGTACTGCTCCGATTCAAGCTCAAGGTCTAGCTGCTAATACAGCACAAGCTCCTAGAACAGGATCTCCATTCGCACCAAAAACTGTAGTATAAGGATTTATATATGCCTTTAAGACAAGACTTTGGATCATTCAGACAACCTGTAGATGCAACAAGCCCATTAATGAATGCGTTAACTAACGTACAGGCTATGTTTGCTAAACAAGAATCTGATGATGAAAACAAACGTAGGTATGATCAAGAACTACTAGTAAGAGAAGCTGCTCTTGCAGAAGATAAACGTAGATACGAAGAAGGTATGAAGTTTAAGAATTCGGCAGAAGCTAGAGCTATAGCCTCTGACGGTAGGGCAATCGACTTATATAACAGAAGTATAAAAGAACGTGACTCTACTGATTTATTTCTTCGAGAATTAAGTAAACCAAAACAAGAAATTGGTGGTTGGTTAAATCCTTCTAACACACTAGAGCAAAAAGCTATAGATGATATTGGAGTATTTTCTAGACATAACGATAAAGGCGAGCTTGTAACTTCCGATGTTAAAGGTACACCACTTAATCTACAGTCAGAGTATGTAGATTCGCAAGGTAAACCAATTACAAAAGAAGAAGCTGATACTCGTTTGGCTACTCAATTAAGCTTAGGAAGTCTTGCCGGTAATAGTCCATCTCAAGTTGAGTCAGAAGCAGATGTACTTCGTAGAGCTAATGAGACTGTACGAAATTCAGGTGGACTACCTACTCTTGGAATGCATCAAGAATTACTTCAAGCTGAAGCAGCTGAAAAAACAGTAGCTCAAAAAAGAATTGAAGAGATAGAAAAAACTAATGCAAAGTTACTTGCTGATAAAACTAAACTAGAATTAGACAGTAGCAAGACAGAGTATAAAGAAAGTAATAAAAGTTCTAAAGGTAGTGGTTCTGGTTATAAACTAGAAGACTGGACATTAGCTCAGGAAGCAGATGCTGAAAAAGTATCACCTTTAGGGTTAGGAGCAGATGCTTCTAAGATACGAGACGTATATGCACATGCACAAGAAAAAGGAATTCCTTTAGTAGTTGTACAAAATGCTGTAAGTAGAGCTACAAAAGCTGGTGCTAGTGGTACTTCTTTCGATAATACTGTTATATCAAAATATATACAAGAAGAAGAAAATGCTTTTAAAGGTAAAAAAGGCGGATACGCTGACGCTACTGGTTATAAAGCTAAAGTAGCAGCTACTGTTAACGCATATGATGCTGCTTATAATAAAGGTGCTGAAAAATTACGTCTATTAAATATGGATCCTGATGCAGTTAAAGCTGCACAAGCAGACGCATTATTTGCAGGTGTTATGGGTAAATACGCAAGTGCTAATAAACCTGCAGAAACTAAAGCAGCTACAAACACAGCATCGTCAACTAATACTGCAAAAGTAGTTAAAGAACCTACAGTAGTACCTGTAGATAAACAAACAAAAGCAGCAGTTGCAAAAGTAGCACCTGTAGATATGGCTCAACACTCATTACCTGTTGGTTTCGGTACTGCAGATAGAGTTATCCCAAAACCGAAAGTAGTTCCTGGTTATGAAGTACTAGGAGATATTATAGGTTCTGGTGCTGTAAAGTTAGGTAACCATATAAAAGAAACAGTAAGTCAAGGTAAAGAACCAACAGCAGTAAAAGCAGGGCTTGGTTTGTTGGCTAATTCAGCAGCTGAATCTTTGAATATTGCAACAAGTCCTTATAATGTAATTAAAATGGGTACAGATGAATTCTTATTTGGAGAACAAAAAGGTTCTGTATTTACAGACTTTTCGAAAGATACTACAGCTAAAGCTGTAACACTATTAGAAAATGCTGGAGTTACAAATCCTACTACACAGCAAATAGCTATTATAGGTTCATCACTAGTAGGTCCTGGAGGAGCTTTAAAATCAGGAGTAAAATCAGCAAAAGAAGCAGCTACAGCTGTACGTAAAGTATTGACTGATCCAGATTCTACTAAATTATTAAAAGGTTCACGTACGTTAAAAGCAGAGAAAGCAGCTGATGTTAAAGCAGCTGATCTTGGTGCAGCAACAGAATCGGCTAAGAATGATCTATACTTAATTGAAGAAGGATTCTCTAGCTTAAAAGGTGGGAATAGAAAACGTTATCAAGAGTTAGTAAAAGAAGCAACAGCAGCTGGATACACTAATGTAAAAGCTTATGTTAAAAAACAAATAGAATTGCTAGGTGAGTAATATGAATAACCCATTAAACATAAACCCTAAGAATACGCTAAAGCAGTTTCTACGTGATGATGTAAATGCTGTTGATCCTAAAGGATTAGCTACACAAGAGTATATGAAAAATCTTCAGCAGATGAATACAGAGTCATCCTTAACCTCCCCTCGTATGTTTCAAACATACTTTGGTGACGATAGTGCACCGGTACAGCAACAACGAGCTAAAGAAGCTGGTTTAGCTCATGCAGTAACGAATACTATACCTAGTAACGGGGATAAATATAAAGAGATGTGGAGTCAAATGTACCAAACTACAAATGATCCAGTAAAAGAAGCTGCTTATTCACAACACGTAAAAGACTTATATGGTAAAGCTCCTAAAGAAGTTGAAATTAGAACAGCTATAGATAAGTCAATGCCAGCTTTTGCTGGTGAACTACAAAGTAGAGGCTTTGCTCCAAATGAGATGAAAGAGTTATTGTACCAAACTGCATTACATGAATCAATGGGTGGTAGGTATAATAAACAAATTAATGGTCCAGCTAGAAGTGCTTGGCAAGTAGAGCCAAATACAGCGTATGATAATATACAAAATTATGGACACGCTATGGGTAAAGACTACGAAAAAGCTGTAGGTTATAGTAGAGAACAACTACAAGGTATGAGCAAAGACCAAGTAGCTACATTACTTGAAACAGATCCCGCTTTCGCTGCATCACAAGCCGGACTATGGTACTTACGAAAAATGGATAAAAAGGGGGCTTAAGTACTTTCGTGTAAAGCCGGTCTTTATACGAATTATACTATAATACCTTAATAAAATATACCTATAGGAATTAATATATGGCAAGTAACCCTTATTTAGCAATCGCAGAAGCAGAACTTAACGATAGGCTAAATGGGCCTACTTTACTTCCAGAACCTACATCATTAACATCAGATAAAACTTCATTATTAGCAAATAGAAAAGAAGAGAAAGTAAGTCGTCTTGGTAAGTTAGCTCAAGGAGCTGATCTACAGAATAATACCTATTCAGAAATAGGTAACGGACTTTTAGAAAGTAATGCCAACAAAGTGTGGAATGACTTAAGTGGTGCACAACTACAAGATGCTTTTAGTGATGCTGCTGATAAATCATTACGTCAAGATCCAGTTACAGGTAAAGTATACTCTAACGTTACAGGTGAAGAATTCACCGGAGATACTAGACGTATGTACATGTACGGAACAAAAGATGATCCTAATGTAGTTAAAGTAGGATTGGCTAGAGGAGATTTACCTAGCTCTGATTATAGGTATACTCCAGGACAAGCTGAAGCTGAAGGTTATAACACAGGTAAAAACGGTTATGGGTGGGATGCTGGTGAGAATGGTGTAGACTTAAAAAAGAACTATATGGATATGCTACTTCCATACGAAACTGCTACTGCTTTAGAAGGTATGGTACATGGTAATAAAACAGCACTAGAAAATAGACAATTTCCTGATGTTATGGCTCCTGAAGCATTAGCTCATGCAAGTGGTGTTAGTGAATACTATAATGATGTATCAGGTATACTTGGTGATACTAGAGGTATGACACCAGAAGAACTTACTCAAGCTGAGAATAATATACTTGCTGAGAAAGAACTACTTCCGGGAGCAGAAAGCTGGAGTTCAAAGCATGGACAAAGTGGTGGATCATCATTTGCTGACTTTAAACCAGATCCTGGTATGCAACTACCAGAAGCAATGGCTAGTGGATACGCTAACCTATCTTCACGAGGAGCAGAACTTGTAGGTAGTTTAGTAGAACTAGCTGGAGAAGGTGTTGAAAAATTAGATGAATGGCAGAACGGTTATAACAAAGAGAACCCTGCTTCTGAAGAAAGTAATGTATCTGAAAGTGCATTAAAAAGTATTGGTAGTTTCTTAAAAGAAGAAGGCGCACAGATACAGACTGAACAACAAGACTGGAGAGAAAAAGGTAAGTATGATGAACTTGTAGGTTATGACACATCTTCTGTACAAGGTTTTGGTAAAGAGCTTGCAGACATGGTAGAAAAAGGTGATTACCTAGAAGCTGTAGGTCACATGTTCGATACACGTTCAATAACAGCATTTACTCAGTCTTTACCTGAAATGGTTGTAATGGCTAACCCATTCGGTCTAGGTGGAGTTGTATCTGCTAACATAGCAAGTAACCTAAACGAACTAGAAGATAGTGCCGCTAAAGCAGGTATTGAATTATCAGATGAAGACAAGATGACATCTGCCGCACTAAGCACTGTAGGTACATTACTTGATAGATTTGGTGATAAGGTTACATTAGGATCCGCTAAAGGTTTGTCTACTATGATGAAAGGTATGCCTGAAGGTGTACAGAATAAAGTAATAGGAATGTTCGGAGATCGTTTAACTGCAGTAGGTGTAGAGATTGCTTCAATAGCCCCTAAAGCGGCAGTAGAAGGTATTACAGAAACAGCACAGACTGTATTAGAGAATAAAGCAACTGATGCTAGTAAGATGAATACTGAACTTACAGATAAAGAACAACGAGAAGCATTAGAAGCTGGTATGATTGGTATGGCTGCAGGTGGTGTTCCATCAGCTGCTACAGCTACAAAAGCTGCTATAAGTAACTTTACAGGAATGTCAGTAGAACAGCTTAAAGCTGAAATGGATCGTAGAAAACAAACTAGAAATAGTACACGCCCTCAAGTAGGTACAGATATTCCTGCAGTAGCTCCTACAATGGATGATATTGCAAATATAGATGTAGAGATCGGTAATGATGGTATAGAAGGTACACTAGCAAGTGTTATGGAACTACAAAACAGAGTAGAGGATTTTGAAGATTCAGACGAATTATCCCCGGAAGTTAAAGCAGAGTACGCTAAACGTAAAGAGACATTAACATTAGCATTTGATGATATGTCAAACGATGAGCCTATTAAATTCGGTAGTACTGCTGATGCAGAAAGTTTCTTACTTACTGTACTAAAAGGTAAAACATTAGATGATGTTATTGAACCTAAATTAGAAAGCTTTGCAAAAATTAATAATATATCTTCTGAAAGTCTTACTAAGATTAAAAACTTAATTACTGTAGAACAAGAAGCTATCGGTGGTAAACGTGGAGCAGCAAGTTATTTAGCAGAAGCTAAAGTCTATATGAAAGATCCTGAAAAGAATTCTAAAAAGATTCAAAAACTAGGTACCCGTATGGGTAGTTTCTACGATAAAGAAGTAGAGTATAAATCTGCAGTAGACAGCGTTATTGATGAATTAGGGACAATACTTAAGACTAGAGAAGCAGGTGTAAAAGCTACACAGACAAGTATTAAGCGTATTCTTCCTATAAGTAACAATCGTAAAAAAGAACATAAGATAGAATTTAAAGTAAATAGTCTTGAAGATATACAACAAAGTCTAGTTAACGCTAAAAAAATATCAGATGCTACAGGTAGAGTATTAACAAACCTTGAAGACGGTATGGTTACAATCGGTAAAGAAACTACTAAAGCTAATGTTACTCTTGATGGATTTGATGGAGGTATCACAGTACCGGCTGCAACAAAACCTAAGAATCAAAAGTTTAGAGATAATGATCAAAAACTGTATAGCGAACATGATGTGAGTAAAGTTATACTTGATACTAACCACGGATATAAGTGGAATGAGTATAAAAAAGTAGCAAGTAATAGTAAGCTTGTAAATACTAAAAAATATACTTCTGAAGATGTAGTAGTTGTAAACAGTTCTACTCCTGCAAAAAGCAGAAATATAAAAGGTTATGTACACAAGTTAGATAAAGCAACTATAAATGAAATAGTAAAAGCTAAAAAAGCTGGAGCAACTATAGTAATGGATAGTCAATTAGATAACAAAGCAAAGGTAGCAATAAGAACTGCTATAACTATTGGACATACTTACTCAGCAGCAGATGCTGATAGTAAAGTGTATAAACCAAAAGAAAAAGCTATAGTAGAGAAAGCTGAAATAGATGCTGTAAAAGCTAAAGCAGCAGATAAAGCAAAAGCTAAATCAAAAGCTAATGGTAATTTAACACTAAGTATAGCAGCATTAATAAACGACATATCTGAAATAGATGATATAAGTACAAAAGCTAAAAAAGATACTTCCTTTAAAGAAGCAGCTACTAATGCTAAAGAGTATTATAGTGCAACAGATACAGAAGATGTACGTCAAGATAAGATGATAAAAGCTTCTACAAGTGCTATAAAAAAGCAAGTACAAGAACTTAGCAATGGCTATAGAAAAGCTATGGTAGACAATGATTCAGAACTAACAAGTATGGATATAGCCGATGTAAATAAGAAATGGCTTGTAGGCAAAGATTACTCAACAGTAGCAAAGAAGATCGAAGAACTTGCTGTTAAAAAAGCTACAGACGATATTAGTAATGTTAATGCTAAAGTAAATATGCTTAGTAAATGGAAAGGTATTCTAGCTACAGCTAAAGATAAAGGCGGTATATCTGAAACAGATGCTATAAACGCATTGCTTACAAGTAAAGAATATGGACATATTACAGAAGCTAAAAAGGTTGTTGAGAACATACTTAAAAAGACAGGTATAAGTCTTAAAAGATATAGAGATAGTATTACAGATAAGAAAATAGGTATGACTTTAACACTAGACATAAATGAGATAGTTGAACTTAAAGGTACGCCTACAGTGTTTAATACACTACCTGTAGATAATATGGGATCTAAGCTTTATGAAATATTCAATAATGCTAAAAAAGTATTTACAGCTCCTAACGTAGATGTAGTACAAGGTAATACTAAAAAAGATCCTTCTATTAAGACTAAAGAAGAACATAAAAAAGCCGGAGGTTTTGCTACCTTATTTGATTATTCATTGTATAACGATCCTGCTAGAATGTTACTTATGGAAGAAGTTAACGATAAGACAGTACTTAATGATAACGTAGTTGCAGCAATGACAACTGCTGTAATAGAACAGATAGCGATCAACGGTAGAATGATCTCAGATAAGTATAAGACTAAAGAAGACGTAGCTAGAATGCACGGAATAGAAGCTTACTCTATAGGTAATAGAGAAGCTATTGATCTTGGTAAACATGGTATGTTAAAGAAAACTTTAGCTGATGATATGGGAAAAGCTATAGCTAAACACTTAGGTATTAAGCGTAAAGCAAATAGTGAAGTAGCAGATACAGAACAGTATGATAGATTAATAGCTGACTTAGGACAGTATGCTATACTACTTGGTGTAGATATGAAAGTATTCGATATGGATGAAATGTCTGTAGAAGAATATATGCATCTACTAGGTAGGGATGGTGCATTAGATGACAGTGCAGAGAATATAACTGGAACTACTGTAGGTTTTGTAAAGATTCCTGGTGATATCTATGATGATGTTATAGAAGAATACAAAGAATCATTTGAAGTATTGAAAGAACAATTACCTGATGTATCTACTATACGAAGAGAACCTTCAGATGTAGAGATAGGAAAAGGTACTAAAGAAGCACGTAAGAATACTATATCAAAAGATATATCTGGGTTTAAGCCTGCAGAAGAAGCTAAGACAACATTAGAAAATCTAATGAATCAAGAGTATAGTGTAAACTTTGAATTAGTAAATCAGGTACTTGATAATCAGGATGATATCAAAGCTTTACTTGGTTGGATTGATATGGAAAATACGGATGCTCTAGAAGCATTATCATACGAAAGCAGAGAAATACAACCTGCAATCAATATGGATATAGAAAGATCTATAGAAGAATTATCGTTACTAAAAGATAAGTATACTGATAATGAAGATGTAGGTTTATTCTTTGAATGGTTCTATACTAAGAACGGTCGTTATATGATGGATAGTAATACAATTAATCCTCAGACAGACAAACAGCTACATAGATTTATAGTAACACCTAAAGAGCATAAAGTAATGTATGGTGTTAGCTATAAAGAAGATGTACCTCAGTTTACAGTTACGGATTGGGTAGGACAGTCTAACACAGAACTAAAAGCTAAAGCTGATGTAGATCCTAAAGTAGTTCAACAAAATATGTATTACGCACTAGCACAAGGTTTAGGTATTGCTACAGATAAAAAAGAGAGTAGCAAATTCTATACACAAATGCAAAGATTGCTTGAAGGTACTGCGAATAGTAAATTAGAGATAATCTATGAAGGTCCTAAAGATATACAGATTATAGAAGATGCTAAAATAGCTGACATACGTAATATATTTATGAAGAAAGGTGAATTACGTATTAACGTTAAAGATAACACTAATCCTGATAACTACATAAAGATTGAAGTAGAACATTTTACACATGCGCTACAAGCGTTTAGTATACTAGAGAAGATTGAAAATAATGATACAAGCATAACTAGCTCAATTACAGCAGAGTTCGATGCGGTAACTTCAGGTTTCGCTATTAAGTTAGCACAGATGCCGGTTATAGGAAGAACGTTAAGATACGCACTTAAAGTAGGTATAATACCAAAAGTATTGATAAATGCTGATGATGCTAAAATGAGTGCGATGTTTAACGGGTTTACCGGTGGAGAATCATGGGCTGACTTTAAGAAAGACCATAAAGAACTATTGGACTATTTAGATACAAAACCTAAAGTAAGTATGAATGATATCCTTGATGGTAAGATCAGAGATTCATACCAGACAGCAGCAGAACAAATGGTAGATATAGATTCAAAACTAATAGAGAGTTCATTAAGCAGTAAAGAACTACAGCAAGCTTATCCTGATTTTGTAAACTATGCAGGTGTTTTAGCTGATATGCGTAAAGGACATGGTACTGAGGGTAAAAGTACATGGGATATACTTTATGGAATGTTGCCTAAGCATATAGCCGGAACTGCTGTTAAGTCTGATTTGCGTACATTGTTTAAGAATCCTTTCATGATCTTTAACTATAGTGCTTCTATTAAGAGTATTAGAATATCACTAGCGAATAAACTAGCTACAGATATATTAGAGAAAGTTTTAGCTAATAAAGAGAAAACTGTTATTGAAGAATTATTTAAAAGTTTAAATATGAATATTGGTACAGGTAAACTACAGGTAGACGGTAAGAAGATTACTACTGTAGATGAATTACGTAAAGCAATTCAAGAAGTACCTGCAGATAGAATAATGTTAGGTAATAGTAAAAAACATAACCTACATACATTGCTGAGTACTCTTATAAATGCTTCATATGGTAGTAAGTTAGAAACAGTATTAACTAAAGAGTTTAAACCATTCTTAGATATACAAGCTGTAATTAACAACTCCTTTAAAGGTATGTTTGAAGTATTCAACATAGAGTATACAAAAGCTTTAGAGGACAAAAGAGCAGCTAACGATGGTATATTAACAGTACAAGGTAAATTAGAAGTATTAATGGCTATGCAAGATGCATTCCCGGCAATTAAGGGACCATTCACTAAAGATGATATGAAAGCGTTAATACCTATATATAAAACCAAATCAGGTACACCCGACAAAAGTGTAGGTGCTAAGACGTGGTTATCAAAAGGATGGGCTAAAAAGAACCTTGGTGAAAGTCAAGAGACATTAAACATCTGGCATAAGATTAAAGAGTTTGATGCAGCTATAAGTGCTGGTTCAGTTGTACCAATACACTTTATAGATGGTGCATTAATGGGTAGAACATTAAATCATATGACTAGTGAATATAAAAGTGCTATGACAACATCAATCCATGATGCGGTTATGCCTCCATTGCTATTAGCAAATGAGGTTACAAGACAGTACAATAAAGAATTTATAGATATGTCAGATGAGTATAGTGTTATAGATGAAATAGTAGCTGGATTAGAACGTGTATTAAAAAACAAGTCTAATGACGAAGCTTATAACGCAACTAATAGTTATAACGTAAATGGTAAGTGGGAAACACTTTCTGTATCAGACTTTGTAAAGCAAGCATTAAAAGATGCTAAAGCTCAACAAAAAAAGATTATCAAAGGTAGAAAACAGTTTAAAGAAGTATTGGATGAAGACGGTGCCTACGTAATGCACATGGCAGGTATGTCTGAAGGTGTATTTGAACATCCAGGAAAGCCTAAGTTGAAAAGTAGTAAACTACAGGAACAGGTTGACAAGGGTAATATACCATTTGAAGCAGCAAAAGAATTTGAAGATAGCATAGGGAAGTGTAATGGCTTGTAATAAAAATGAAATACTAAAAAATGTACGTGATAAACATAACTTAACTATGGCTCAGATTAAACTACTAGAATCACTTATGAAAGATGTAGTTGAAGACTTACGCTTAGGAGACGAAGCAGTAAAATCTTCTTCAAAAGATGATGTATATGAATACATTGTAGATTCTTATGAAAGTACTAAAAAAGATTTTATTGCAGAACTAAATAAAGAGAAGCCTAAGATACAGAATACTAAAAGTGAATCTACAGGATATGTAGTTCCTATTACTATAGAAAGAATAGTAGGTCGTACAGCTTATTACACATATAAAGATGCTAATAAAGTATATCAGATACCGGCTAATTCTAAATTCATTAAATTAGATAATGTAGATTTAGATACACGTATCAGAGAGTTTGCTCATGTAGCAGCTACTTATGGTAATACACAAGGTGCTAATAAAGCATGGAATAGCTTTGAAGATATCGAAAAGAACATACACAAAGATCCTGAAAGAATGGTAGCTCTACTTGAAGAGTTACATGAAGCAGATGGTAAAAAAGAATCTGATGAACACATGAGTCAATTACGAACATTGTTTAGCACATTAAGATCTGATTTCTTCACAAAGATGGACGTATATGTAAGTAAAGATGTAGAAGGACGTGGTGGTATAGCGAGTAATACGAAGATAGGTGTATACTTTTCAAATGTAGCTAAGCAAGCAAATAATGAAATGGGTGCTGCAGAAATATATGCACATGAAATCGTACACGCAATAACACAGTTTTCATTAGAATCTGCCTCTATAAACAGAGAAGCTGCTAAGCTAGTTAAAGAACTTGATTACTTGATGGAATCTGTAATGGATCGTTTAACTTGGAAAGAGCTTATGCCTAAAGAAAGCATAGACGCAGTTCGTGAAGAACGTATAGCTAAAGAGTTGTATCAGTATATATTTACCAATAAAGAAGCAAGAGCAGAATTTATAGCCCATGCATTGACAAACCCTATACTATCAGAAAAACTAAAGCTGATGAACCTAAAGCCTAAGCATGAAACTAAGAATATCTTAGAAGTACTTGTAGATTGGTTTACCTCTTTAGTAGATTTAATAATGGGTAACTATGAGTTTAACGATAGTAAGAAGACAGCTTATGAACAAGCTATGAAGTTGACAATGGCTTTAGCAGAAATCAATAACAATAAGTTAAATGAGGTAAAGCAAAAGAACATTGTAAATACAATAACAGATGGTATTCAAAGCGGTAATGAAATGATAGGCGAAGCTATAGATAAAGTAATCAATAAATTCAAAGATGAAAATATTACGATTGCAAATCTACCAGCAAACGCAACACTGGCTGAACGTATACCATGGACAGCTAAAGCCTTATGGGTAATAATGAATAACAAAGAGTATAGAAACTACTTTGGTCATGTTATGTCTGCCTGGGGTGTAACCCCTGAAGGTATGTTAAGAGACTGGGGAAGAGCATTCATGGAAACTAATGAAATGCAGAAAGCAGTAGAATGGTTAGGTACAACTTCAGATAAGATTGACCAAGCTAGAAACAGAGTAATACTTGAAGCTAAAAAATTAGTATTAGATGGATTTGGGGAAACTAAACTATCAGAAACTGAAGAAGAAGCTTTAACAGCAATACTTGTAGATACAGATATACAAAGTATATTTTTTGATAAACAATATACCAATAAGAAAATACGTAGTATGTTAGAAGATGATGCTGAGCTAGAAAAACAGCTTAACTGGGCTAAGAGTAGATTAGAAGATATGGATAGTGTACATAGACATTGGCATATTAACCAAGCACATGTACTAGGTGTATATATGGCTACAGGTGAGATAAGTACAGGAATGAACTTTAACTCATGGAACATAGCTAGAGGATTACAGTCATCAGAAATTAAAAAAGTAAAAGGTAATCGTGGAAGATTACTAATGAAAGAAATAGATACAGTTGCCACACTAACAGCCTTGAAATACTCAAACAAAGAACAGAAGAAGCAAGTTGCAGAGTTAATGAGGGTAGAGTGGGGTAGACGTGGAGTAAAGAATTTAGTACATATCCATAAAGGATTTATAGATGATTCTAAAGCTACACTATTTGAAGGCAATACTACCCAGATGATCAAAGGATATAGCAAAGAAATATTTGATGATAAGATTACAATGGAGATTGCACCTATAAGTGAACAGTCTGCTATGGAAGCTAGAGGGTATGAATTAAAAGAAGAGTTGCTGAAGAATGGAGCAGATAGATCAGTACCTATGGGTATCTATGTAGCTACAACATTCGTTACTAATGAACGACTTAGAGCAGCAACTAGAATGACTAGAATGGGAGTTAAAGGTACATCTATTACAGATATATATTTTAAAGAAGGTAGTACATTAGCTCAAAAAAAGATTGAGTTAGCAAAGATTAGGTTAGATAGAGAACGTACAAAAGTACTTAAGAGTATGGAAGAAGGTACTTACGTTTACAATGCGAATGACAATGTAGTTATGGCACCGATAATGGATGAGTTTGGGAATGTAACTGATTACCGTTATATGATGAACAAGGCATCAAAGAAGAAGTATCTAGGGCAAGACACAAAAGTAAGTGATGTACTCGCTAGATCTTTTGGTAACAGTATTGATAAAGCTGGTACTAATGAGCATAACAAAAGAGTACTTGATCACATACTAGAAGTAATGAAAGAGGATTGGATTCCAGGATCTACTGTAGGTAAGACAGGAATGGAATACATATTGATAGGACCGAAAGCTACTAATAAGGAAGCTCAAGAAATTTACGCTGTATTACCACCGTCATTTAAGAATGCTATTAAAAAACATCCTCAAGAAACATTAGCTGTACCTAGATACTTGATGCATATGTACTTTGGGTATAGACATTTAAGTATTGTAGATTTCCCGGGATTAAAATATATAACTCCGGCATTTATACAAGGTCTTATTCGTATGGCAGAGACTATGTGGATAGAAGCTATAAAAGTACTTAAAGGTAGCATTTTAATGAAGATGCCTTTTATCCTTGTAGGAAATATAGTTAGTAATGTTGTGTATGCTATTATGACTGGAGAGGTAAATCCTAAAACATTGTTTATGGATTACAAGCAGAGTTTTGCAGATATACGAAAGTATATTAAAAATAACAGAGAGATTTCTAGACTTGAAATAAAAGAAACTTCAAAGACTATTAAACCTGATGAGAAGAATAGACTTGCTATGCTACGAACTCAGAACAGTAAAAGTCCTATTGATGAACTTATGCAGATTGGTTTGTATCAAGCAGTTGCTGAAGATGTTGAAGCAATGGATGTAGAAAGTACTAACAAATGGAAACAGATTATAGATGAAAAACTAAAACCTATGCCTACATTTGTTAAGACTCCGTTACAGTGGATGTACTTAAGTTCTGAAACTAGCTGGTATAAAGTTAACCAAGAAGTATTACAGATGTCAGATTTGATTGCTAGGGATGTTGAGAATAGACGTAGAAAGCGTATGGAGATTAGACAAGCTTCTGGCGATAGACCTTTGCCTTCATGGTGGGTAGATAAACATGGCAATGCTAAGTTAACTACGCAGAAACAGAAAGCAGCATTCTTTAAAGAAGCAGAAGCTATTCGTCATTATAGCTTACTAGAAAACTATGTAAACTATAACAAACCAGCCTCTAGATTAGAAGAGTACTTAAATCGTGTAGGTGCAATTATGTTTACGAAGTATACTAAAAATATACAGCGTGTAATTGCAACAAGTACGTACAAGTATCCTATCAATGCACTAGCACTGTTGTTAGGACAAGAATACTTGGTAGATGTGGAGACAATCCAAGATCAAGCCTTCTTCACTAGAAGTTGGTTTAACTTCGGCTATGGTCCTGGTGATGTATTACCATTCCACAGTCCGCTAGACCAAATCATGGAAATGATAACACCAGCAGTACTTAAACCAGAGACTTTAACGTTTATTCCGTAAGTCCTGGAGAAAGTAAAATACTATAGCGATTGAACCTATAATAAATAACCCTATACCGAAAATATAGATTAAGTACATAGATATGATTGCGAGAAAAGCTATCAGTAGGAAAGTAAATACTATACCTACTGACTTGATTAAATTTTGAATCATCTAGATCCTTTTCGTTTAGTCCTTCTTAAAAACTCTTTAAGATATCCGTTATCACCGCTGAAAAATTTTGGAGGACTAGCGTATAAATATGCACTAATAAATGCAGAAGCTATAGTACCAACTACAAGCCCTGCGTATGAACCTCCAAAAACTGCACTAAGCAGTACAAGAAGTAGTGCATCAAAAATAGCATCTTCATAACGTTTACTCTCAACTTTCATTTTAATAACAATAAGATTGGCTGCTGTTGCAAAGCCTATAAGTAAAAATTCCATTACGATTTTCCTTCTATATAGTCAGACATTTGCATATATGAAAGTACCTCCTTAACAGTTGGTGATGCTTTATGTACACTATATAAATAATCGTATACTCTTTTATATTCTTTTTCCATGTTAACTCCTTTGGTCTAGTATTTTTTGTAATACGACTTCTGGGCCTACGAACTCAGGCGGTTTAATAAGTTTACCATGTTCATCTCTAGGCATACCTAGCTTTTGAGTATTTGCATGATTTACTGCAAGAATACCTTGCTGTATTTGTTGTGGGTTTAAACCTAATTTACCTAATGATCCAATAGCGAATACGATAGCATCAATAGCTTTATCGAAACGATCTACATCATTTAGTACCCATGGTTTTTGATGTCCTAAAGATACTATAAATCTTGAAAGTTCTTTTGGGCAATCATGAAATCTTTCATGGAGTTCAAGTTGTTTTCCTAGTTCAGGTAAAGAAGTAAGTCCTTCAAGTGCTTCTTCTATTTGAAAACTAGATTCTAGAAAATCGTTATAAGCATGTTCTAGATTGCCTGCATCTTTTTGCCATTGATACACAGCTTTAATTGGATTTTGCATTGACTATCCTTTATGTTGTCTGTAGTTAATTCTACATTTTTTTAAAAATTTCAAGCCATGGTCACTTTTGTAAAAGTCTTTATATATGACTTCTGAGATACCGGCTGCAGCCATGGCTTTAGCGCACTGTTCACAGGGATTGTGTGTGATGTATACTTTAGCGCCTTCGAGGCTGATACCTTTACGAGCAGCATAGAATACTAGATTCTGTTCAGCATGTATAGTTGTATCTTTAGTCTTGTAGTTTTCATCTTCACAACAGTTATTTGTTCCTGCTATAGTACCATTGTAGCCGGTAACTAGTACTCTACCATCTCTAACAGCTACAGCACCTACTTGTAATTTCTTACAGTAGGATTGTTGTGCAAATAGCACAGCAGTTTCTATCATGACGGTATCGTACTTTGTCATCTTTTTACCTTTGAGAATGTAGTTTCTGCAAATTCTGCAATGTTTGATCTTAATATTTTTGTAAGAGGTACTGCATAAAGTTTAACGTTAGTTTGTTCTTTAGTACAAGCATCTAACAATACAGATAGACCATTTGTATGTTTAGTAATATACGGATGATCGATTTGTTTATTTGATCCCATGATGATCAGTTTACACTGTTCACCAACTCTAGTAAGTACTTTTTGAAATGAAGAAGCTGTTTGGTTCTGGCTTTCATCCATAATAATTACAGTTCCTTTTTTAAAAGTACGTCCACGTAAACCTAGAGTAGTTATTGTAGTGATACAGTAACGAAGTTTCATTTCTTCGACTTGTTCATCCACAAAATCTTCAAAGGCTTTACCTTTTAGTTTAGAACTTTTATATCTGTTTCTTACGATAAAATCTAAAGTATCATCTACAGGTCCAAAGTAAGGAGCTACTTTTTCATCATTACCTGAACGAAAGCCCATCTCTTCAGCTTTTTCAACATCATCCACAGAGTTTCTGATATAAATAATTTGATTGTAGTCTTTCTTCTTTACTAATTGCAAAGCGTTAGAGAAAGCAGTTAATGTTTTACCTGTTCCTGCTGAGGCTTCACAGACAACAATATCAATGTTAGGGTTTTGTATGGCACGAGCTAAGAACAGCTGTCCAGAGTTTGCTGGAGCTACATCTTGACGACGTAGTTCAGTTTCTGTATCTTTACCTAATACATCTACCATTCCATTACGTAGATTAGCAAGTTTAGTTTGTCCTGTAGTTTCATCAGCGAATATGTAATTGTAATTAGCAGGTACGTATTCAGGATCTACATCAAGGATAAGCATATTGTGTAGTTTAACAAATACACTAGAAGGTATTGTTAACTGTTTTGTGAACTTATCTTCACTAATTTCTACAAGTTTTAAGTCTATAGAATTAATTCCATATACTAATGCTCGTTCTCTACACATTACATCATTAGACATAAATGTTACCTTGTGACCTAAGTCAGCAAAGAATTTTGTAGCTTGAAGTATCTTACGATCATTTCTAATGTTAACTTCAGAATCGTCAAACACATCGTATTTTGTTAGTGAGATAGTTTTAATAATAACATCTTCATACTGTCGAGTTACAATAGCATGAGTATCTGTAACTAAAATATCAACAATAGTAGTATTGGTTAATATTCGTCCAAACTGTCTTGCTTGAAATCGTAGATCTGGTTTGTCATCTGTTTTTTTAACATCTAATTCATCAATAACAGTTTCAGGTAAGACTATTATATAGTCTTTCCCTAAAGTAAGTAAATTATTTGCATCTAGTAGTAATATGTTTGTGTCTAATATTAGATACTCCATATGATTACTCGCTAGGTTTAGTTGTTTTATCAGAGATTCTAGGAATTACTTCTTTACGAAGTAACTTACATCTTGTATCCCAACGTGCAACTACTTCTTCTTTACCCATCCACATATCTTTACCGTCGATTACTTCAGTCATTTCTGTATCAGTTAGGAAACCTCTATAGAATGTCTTGAACGCATCGTTGAGAGATTTATCTGTGAACTCTTGTCTAGCTTTCATCTCATGACCTTTACCCATCATGCCTGCACTGTAGTTGTGAATCATGAATGATGTGTGATCAGCGATTGTAAGCTTGTCACAAGCAAGTGCAATCATAGTACCGGCAGATGCAACTGTACCTGTAAGGTGTGCTGTTACTGTAGCTTTAGATGTTTTGATAGCATCAATTACCATGAAAGCTGAATCAATCATACCGCCTGGGGTATTGATATGAAGAGTAAAAGTTTCATGTTCATTAGCATTGTGTAACGTATGATATAGTTCAGCATAATCAAATGGTTCGTTTATACTGTCACATACATACGCATCAGTATGGAAATTTGTTTTGATAATTGGTATTGTATTCTCCCAAGGATTTTCAGCCTCAGTAGATAGGGATGGTTTTTTTCTCATTTTAGTTTTCCTTCATATTGTGTTTGTTTTATTGCAAATCCGGCTAAAGCCCATATTTGTTCTCTAGCATTATCAAATGCAATTTGTTTTCCTAACGTTTCGTCAAAATTTTCCATTGAGATTGCTGCGGACTTACCAACAACAACGTACGTATTCTTTAATACAAGAGCACATATAGTAGTTGTAGTATTAGGTACATGAAAGTATTCTGCATACTCAATAGCGTTGTCTATATCTTGTGGAGTAAGACGTAAAGCTGTTAGCTTCTTGTCCTGAATTGTTTTTTCTATTTCAGCTTCTGTCATACTTCAATACCTTGTAGTTCTTTAACGATCAACTCAGCATATCCTGCAATGTCTTTCCACGAATCATCGTAAAATGCGTCTCCATTAGCAATTCTGCCTAGTTTATGACAGATCATTGTTAGAGCTTCTATTTGAGAAGGTGATAGATTTGGTCCTTGCGGATGTGTTTGTCCATAATGTGAAAATATAGCTGTACGTAATGTCAATGATATATGTGCATGGTTTTTAAATGAGCCATAGCGTGATCCTCTTTGTTTAAGAGTTTCATCAACAGTCATTGTAGTATCTTCTCCAGCATCATTACTAGTTACAGCTTCTAGAATTACTTCTTCTTCGGGTTTCATAGGTTATTTCCTTTTATGTTTAGTAGTAGAATGCCTAGCCTTCACAGGCTGAACATTCTGATTTATCTACTTTGTAGGTAGATTCTTCGTTTGTACTATAGATATAGTATAAAGAGTGTATAAATTCATCTCTAAATGCAATATCGTGTAGTCTAGATATTTCTTCTTCTGTTTCTTCTGCTGTGATATACAAGTTCAATGATTGTCCTTGTCCACCGCCACCTTCAGACATAATCTTTTGTCTATGAGATCCCATTAACAAAATTGTTTCTTGGTTTCTTTCAAAAGCAGTTCTGTACACCTTTTTTTCATGATCTGTAAGCCAATCTTCTCCTTGAACGGATCCTTGAGCTTCAGCAATACGTCTCATTACTTCTTCGGTATACATATTACGCTCTTTCATTAACTTTAAGAACGGAGGGTTGATTCTATAAATCATACCGCCTGCTGTATCTTGTTCATATACATTTGCATATACTGGTGCTATACCTTCAGATACACCACCCATAATAATTGCTGTAGATTTAGTTGGAGGTAAAGCTAGTCTATGAGAAAATCTTTCTCCATAACCTTGCATCCATTCTGGTTCACCTACTTCTCTAGCTAATAGCTTTGACGCTGCAAGAGTCTCTCTATCCATTTCTTTCATAAGCATTTGATTAAACTGGATAGATTGGAAATCACCGAACTCCCAATTTTTAATCTGAAAGTATGTAGATTGTCCTAATTGACCTAGACCAATAGCTCTAGATTTTTCAGTGAATGCTACAATTCTTTCAAAACCAGGTTCTGTTTTTGCTTTGATTAGCATATCAGACATTACAGCATCTAGTAAAAATGTTGCAATTTGAATAGCATAAGTATCTTTCCATTCATCGTATTTTGATACGTTCATAGATGATAGTACACAAGTAAATGAGTGATCTTTATCATTCATTAATGCTATTTCAGCGCATAAGTTTGAGTGTTTAACATAGAATTTCCTATCTACATACATCTTAGGTCTGTATCTATTTACTTTATCTAGAAAGAACCAGTAGCCTTTACCTTTTGTCATCTTTGTACGAAGTAATCGCTTCCATATGTAATCAGCTCTATCTAAATCTTTATTAAATAGATCTGCATATTCATCTGTGATGTTCCATCCGATATTCCATCCTGTATCATCAGACATTATTTGATCACAAAGCTCATCGAAATCCGGATGAAGTACGTTTAAATACTGTCCTACGGATCCTCTTCTAGTTCCTTGTGATACTTCTTTCATATCATCAACTACACCTTGGGCTGGTTGCATGATACCATTTGCAGTACCACCTTTAGATATTAGAGATCCTCTGAATCTTACAGCGTCTAAACACCATGAAGTACCATACCCACGTTGAGTTAGTTGTGCTATTTCTCGTCTTGCTGTATAAAAATCTCTGATATTATCCATTAGATTAGTACCAGAACATGCAATTGGATGTCCTTTATTGTTACCCATATTCGTTAGAATAGGAGTAGACGGTGATACCCATCCTTTCCATAATACATCGATATAAGCATCATACCAAGAGTCATAACCTAAATATGAAGGGATTGTAAATTCCGTTAATTCTGCGGCTCTTTTAGCGATCCTGACATACATATCTCTAGGTGTTTCTGCTGTGTCTAGGTAGTTTTGTTCTGTTAGTAATTGGAAACTAGCAGTAGACATCCATTCAGGTATTAATCCGTCTCTTTGAAACTGTTTACGTTGATGACTTAATCTTTCGTATTTATTCATTAGTATCTCCTTTTATAAACGGAATTCTGGTAAAGTTATCAAATTTCCATCCTCTACGATACTGTGAATTTCCTGACGCAAAAAAATCATGAGTCTTAAGACCTTTGGTTCCTTTATAGAACCAAGTTCCAATAGGGTTGTTTTCAACAGTATAATACGGATCATATCCTATACTTTCTAGTACCCAGTTTGCTCTAGAGCGTATGAATAGCTTTAGCTGATTTCCTGTAATATCGTTTATAGCGGTATTTCCAGGAAAGGTATAGTCGATTACAGCATCTTCATGAGATACGATTTCGTGAACTACTTCAAGTATCTGAGAGTGTAGTCCAGTAAGATCATATAAATTGAATCTTTCATTTTCTTGTAGATAAGTAAGGAATAATCCTTTTGCTAACTCTCCATGAATTTGCTCATCTTGAATTACATAATCTACACCTGTTAGTGTATATTTAATTAAGTTATTACCGTTAGCTTTAAACGATTTTAACATGGCAAAGTTACTAAATAACAATACCTGTTCTACTAACGCTACTGTAGCTAAGGACAATGGTTTATTTTCGTCTAAGTTAGATGTAATATATTCTATCAGATTTAACTTATTTCTCAATACTTGTATAGTTTGTTGATTTTTTGCGGTTTCTTCCGGATCGATGTTTAAAACATCTGACATTTTTTGATAGAAGAAAGCATGAACTGCTTTTTCCATTCGCTCTACTTCAGTGCAAGCACCTTCGATTTCAGAATGTGGAAACCATTTAGCGATTTTTGCCCAGATGTCTCCAACTTTTTGTTCGATTTCTACAAAGAGTTGTAGGGTAATAGTATTTAGATGTAGTTGTTCTGGTGACATTACAGATTTAAAATCATGAATATCATTCTCTACAGGTATTTCCTGAGCAGTCCAAGTTACATCTTGCTGTTGTTCCATAATCTCTTTTATTTCTGGGTATAAATATAGTCCAAATAGGGGATTAGGAGTTTCAATTGGGAGTGTTTTCATTAGTTATTGGATCCTTATTTTTGTATTCTAACCATAATTATACACAAAAGAGGTTAAAGAAAATTGAAACTAGTCAGCTTCAACTTCTTTTTCGAATAAGTAGCGCAACTCAAACGGTATAGCTTCAAACATAGCATCTGCTACTTCACGAATGTGAAAGTGTGCCGCTCTTGATCTACGTAGTTCAAAGAAGTTCATTAATGATCTTGCGTTGAATTGTACTTGCCACTTGTATTGATAAGCCTGTGGAAGCATCAAAGATGTTATTTCGTTAGACTTACCAGAAGCTACAAAGGCTGTAATAATACTATTCCATGTAGCTAAAGCAGCATCGACTTCTTCATCACCTGTAGATTCAAATATGATTTCACCTTTATTCAAAGTATATCGACTTGATTTACAAGCATAGTTAGCGTGTCTATGTCTAGTCATTTCTAAAAGTACTTTAGTAGATGCTTCAATTTCAAATATAAAATTTGTGAATTCTATAGTACTTGAATGCTTATGTTTAAGAGCGACTTTTTTGATACGTTTATCACGCTTATCCGGATCAGTATAGCAGCCCTTATCATAACATAGTCCTATGGCATTATCAGAGAATATTAATCCATTAGTATGTAATAAACGTACTTCCATAGTTAAGCTACTTTAGTTTTTAGAGCGTTGAAAGGTCTAAACTTAGGTGTCTTCGAACCATTTGTTCTTGTATACTTTTCAAATTTACCAAATCCGCTGATGCGTACCTCTGTACCTTTTACGATAGTATCTGTGATGATATCTAGAAATTCATTTAGAAATTCTTTAGCGGCTTTCTTAGTCTGAAAATGCTCTGTAGCTGCGATTGCGTTAATTAGTTCTTGCTTGTTCATTTGTATATCCTTATATAAGAGTATGTATTTAGGGTTTACAAAGGACATCAGCAGAGCTAGTTAATACTAACCCTAACTGCCTAAGACCTATGTAGCTTACTTAGCGAATCTGCTACGTTTAGTAGACTCTGCCGCTGGTTTTTCTGAATCGTTACCGCTACGTCTAGCGTCGATCATTGCTTTTACTTCTGCTTCAGTTACGTCTTTGTAACCTACATCTTCAAAGTACTTAGACTGTTTTTCGAAACGAATACCAGCTTCAGTTTCATTGATGATTTCATCACCAGAAGCATTATCTTCTGTTCTAAAGATACCTTTTACGAGTCTTGAATCACCGATCTCACCATTAGACTTTTTATAGAAGTCTTGTTTGATCCATAGTTTAACAGGTACATCTTCAAACTCTTCAAAGATTGCTACGTCTTTCATAGCACCACCTTTACCGATTGGTAGAGAAGCCTCTGTAGGTTCGAAGTTTGTATCCAAATCTACACCCGCAATAGTACATAGTGTTCCGAAAGTTTTTTGATTACCTTCTAGTACAGTTTTGTTATCATAAGTTGCCATTGGAAGTGCACCATAAAGCATTTGCTTATTGTCGTTTCCTAGATCTACATAGAAACCTAATGACACAGCACCGTTTTCGTTTTGATCTACTGTTATAGCTGTAATGACTACATCGTAGATACCTGATGTTGAAATGAAAGATGATCCACCGCTACCTTTAGCGACGTCTTCTTTTGTAATACTTAATTTAAATGACATTGTATTGTCTCCTGGTTTTTTGATTTAAGTGCTATGCACTTAGTAAAACTTCATAGAGGATCTCTTTTCTACAGTCTACCCACCAGACTTTTTCTAGGTAAGTTGGAGTACTTATGAAATTTTAATAAATGTATTATATAAAAGGATGTTGATATCCGGTGCCACTCCCCATATTTCTATGAGTTAAAACTCTCTGTTTCTTATGTAGTCCGCAAGTTTGCAGTGCGGTTTTAACACTGTCTTCAATCAACATCCTAATAGCGTAGTACCAAGATTCGAACTTGGATATCCACCTTTATCAGTGGTGATGCTTTAACCAATTAAGCTATACTACGTGCTTGCAGGGTTTCTTTCCCACCCTGTGAAAGTCTATCAGTTGTATTTTCTATGTCGAACCTTCCCCTGATATGTGACAAAACCTCACTACCGATGCACCAGCGTGAGGAACTGTAGATTTAGATAGTCCACTCATCTGCTTCATCAGCAGACGACTCAAGTAGTTTTATATGAGCATTGATATCAAACTCATCCATATCTACTGAAGCAGGAAGATCTTCTTGTAATGTACGACATGGAAACTTCATAGTTTTCATATGTACTATACGTTTACTTGCTTTTACTTCGATGAATATTGCTTCATCTGTTACAGATAACCAGCTACCGTTCTTACCGAAGTTTCCTGGTGCACTGATTTTATATTTAGCAGTATCTGTGTCATATTGACAATGTGAAGTAAATACAACATTGATACCTGCAGGGATAATCACATCTTCAAGATATGCGTTAAACTCCATGATGTCTTTACCAAGACCGGACCATACGTTAAAACCTGTAGCTTTTTCATTCCAATACTTTTCCATATTATTAGCAAGGTGAGTTACAGAATCTATTACAAGAGTTGCTGGTAATACTTGATATTTAGCTTCGTAGCTTTCTAATTTCTCTGCAATAGTTTCTAATAGTGGTTGAATTCCTGAATATTCAGAATACCTGAAGTGTGGGATCTTACCTCTAAACGCTTTGTTGTCTGTAGATAGTACTAGAGCATTCTCTAGTTTACTTATCAATGTAGTTTTTCCAGAATTCTCTAGTGCGACAATTCCTAATTTTATTCCATTTGCCATGTTATGTCCTCTTTCTTTTATATAATAGTAGTAGTAAAAACTACTACATGTATTACATACTTGCTAATATAAGTATAATTAACAAGTAATGTGTTAGATGATGTACCATCTGATCAAATCCTAATGACCACCAGAAGTATCGGTTGTCAGGAGTAAATCTACCAAGTAAATTTGGGCTAGCTTTGATTCGATCCATAGTAATATGTAAAACGAAGTCTAACATAGCTAAACTTAAGGCAGTGTTAATTCCGACGAATAGTATGGATATTATGAATGTCCCTATTGCGTGTACACTTCCATGTGATACCAATGGTAGTACCCATTCTGTCCCACCTTTAAATTTACCAAGCATGTACTGTCCTTGAAGAGGAAAGTCTGCTATAAAATGTTTAAGTTGGAATAGTAGTAGTAACGTAAATATAGTTACAACCATTAACAATTCTTTAATTGCATTGATTTAAACAATAAGTAGTTTAGTTCAGGATTTGATCTTGATAGCAAAATTGTATCTGCAATAATTTCTAGTACATTTTCAATAGCTTCATAGTCTTCTTTACCTATTACTTTTGTTACTTTAAAGAGTCTTACACCCATAGTTTTTGTAGGTCTTACGACGTACACTAAACGTATCTTGTCAATCTCAATACCTTCTTTTTGTAACATCCAAGCATAAGCCATAAGCTGTATGTAGTAGTTCCAAGGAATCTTTTCTGAATTTGGTTTTATAGATACGTTTTTGTAATCTACTATAATAGTATTTGTTCTATTATCAAATGTACCAGCTACATAAACTCCGTCTTTTACTTCGTGATACATACTTCGTTCTACTTCAGTAGGTTTGTTAAGTTTAATATACTCATTGATAAGTGTTGAAGCCATGTCCGGGTATAGTTCACGTATTTCTTTAACATTTACATCTGTATTAAACATATGTTTTGTAAGATAACCTTCTACTAAATCTCTACTAGTCTCTTCGCCTTTTGCGTATAGCTCTGCTAGTCCGTGTACAATAGAACCTAATACAGATGCTGTATTACCTTTGAATTGTGTTTCTCCTAGTACTTGATCCTTATACCATATGATAGGTAGTTCAAAGAACTTACTAATTGATGATGGTGATATCTTAAAGATACAGTCTTCAGGCAATGGTACTTTGACGTGGTCAAATATTGTTGAGGTTTTGCTCATTTCGATCCTTTCTTTCTTGTATGATTTTGTTTATTTCCTGACGATCTATTGGAGTATAATTAGTATTTTCCAATGATACGTTGAAGTATCGATCATCAGGTAATGTTTGTGCGTGTACATGGCCATGTATGTTTATTTTTCCACGAAGTTCTTCTGGATGGATAGGTGCATGTGATAGCCAAGCCTTCTTTTTTGAAGTTAATGCATATATTCTATCGAATACTCCAAAGAAATCTTCTAATCGTAAGAAGTCTGTATCGTGGTTACCTACTACTAGTATTTTATAGCCTGGTAGTTCTTGTATGATAGGTAGATAGTCTTTATGAAAAACTATATCACCATGAAAATATACAGTATCTCTACGTGTAATAGTTTTCATGTAGTTTTCAATAATAGTATTATCATGCTCTTCGATCGTAGTAAAGTCTTCACGATATTTTAATATATTTTTATGACCGAAATGCCAATCGGCTGTGTGAAATACTTTAGACATGTTGTTCCTTTCTGGTAGTAATTACCACCATAATTTATTGTACCATTCCCCAAGAAGAACCCAAGCTTTACTTATTTTTTCACAGTTTTCTTTATTAAGGTCATCACCATTTGCTGCAAGTTTAAAACCTTCTATCATTTCTTCAAGTGCTTGTCTGAATCCTTCATGAGCATCTATATCAATTATCTTATCGGATAATTCATAAAACGATACAAGTCGTGGGTATAAAAATTTAGCGGTAGAATGATCTAATGACCATGTTACAGTATCATCAAAACCTTTTTCTTCGTACTGTTTTTTAAATTTTTTAAGACGTTTCTTTCCAAGTTTTTTATTTGCATAACCTACATACGCTGGATGTTTATAGAATTTCATGTAAGACTCCTTAACAAATTTTCTTTTTCGTATGTTTCAGAATGTTCTATTAGGCTTAGTGTTAAGTTTACGGCTATTCGTCGTGAGAGACGATCTACAAGCTGTTCTACTAAAGGTTCTTCTGAATATTTATCTATAACAAAGGAACCTGTTACTCTATCTGTTCCAAATATGTAAACATAATCACATACTTCATCGTACATTTTTTGGTATATATTAACCATAAGCTCTCCTTGGAGAGGTTTTAGTTCATACTTATGTAAACCTTCTTTCATGTATTTTCCTTTTTTGTATTAGGGCAATAGTCCTCACAAGTACCTGTAAGTTCTACAAACGTATAGAGGTCTTGTATTAAACAAAAACCTTTGTCTAATCGTATACCATTTATATCCATAGTTTCATAGTATATGCAATTTTTGCATACTTCTTTCATGCAATCCCTTTTAACATTTCTTTTATTTCTTCTATAGTAGCTTTTTGACTTAGTTGTTGTAAACTAGACCAATCCATTCCTATTTCACCAGTAGCTTCATTCTTTACGATTTGATTATCTATAAAGTCTGTAGCCATAATAGATGTTATATTATCGTTTAGCCACTTAATAACTTCTGAATCACGTTTTACTATAAAGTAAATAGAGTCGTATATTGTAGATGTTACTTGTATTTTATCAGACCATCCTTTCTCATCAATGAGAGTATGTATCTTATTAATAGCTAATGCTGTTAGTATAGACCAGAACTGGCATGTTGCATTATTAAGTGTTCGAATATCCTTATCCGGATTATCTGTACTTATATAGAAGCCCATACCTAAATGTATTCTACGATTTTGTTCAGCTGTAGTTAAAACATAGTTTTCTCTATAGTGAGTTATGCCCGGATATAGCATATAGTGGTAATTTTCAAAGATTGTTGTAGCTTCTCCTAGGGAGATCTTTAAAGACTTAGCCACTTTAGGTGGATAGGCACCGTAGCTTAGACCGAATGTAGCAGGCTTACCTTTTTGTCTGATAGCTTTTAGTTCTTTATGCCCTTCTTCAACAAGTCTGAAAAATTCCTTAACATCTGTAGTTGTATCTCCAGTGATAGGCATATACTGTGCTATCTCATCTTTAAAATACCCATAAGCATTTAAGCAATGGCCATCTAGATTTTCTAGGAATACATTACATTTATTTGTGTCTTTAGTTAGTGATGCTATTACACGGTCTTCTAATGCTGAGTAGTCTATTGCATATACTATATAATCTTCTGGAGCAATGAAGCATCGTTTGATCGGTTTAGCATAGATAGAACCTGTAGAAGGTGCATTAAGCATGTTTGGACTATTAGATGTATATCTACCTGATTTTGCTCCAAGTAGCTTATATTGACCGTATAGACGTCCATCAATAGTATACTTATAGAATGCGTTGATAAAATTGTTACGTACAATAGCTGCAAATGAATGATCAATAAATGCTTGATAAAGTTCAAGTAATATAGGATCAGTCTCTGTGCGTTGTAATTCTTCGATAGGTTCTCTTCCCCAAGACGCTTCACCGGTATCTTTAGAAAATTCTATAGGATCTATACCCATATACTCAAAGAACTCACGTTTTTGTGTAGATGATCCCGGATTAAACGGTTTCATAATATTGTTAAAACTAATGTCTGTTACTTGATCATGATATGATTTATTCCAGATAATAACCTTATGTTCTGCAAGACGTTGCATAGCAAGCATAGCAGTAGGTTCTGTAGGTTTAATGCCTTTATTTAAAAGACGTTTAATCTCATGGTGTTCAATAGCAAATGGTTTAACATCTCTGACTGACCATTTAGGTACACCAGGAAGTATTTCTTCTAAAGGTGTAATTACATCATACATGTCTTCGGCATGTTGTTCCATAAATATAAGCATGTAAAAACTACGGTGTGTCATATTTGAAGCATCAAATTCTTTTAGATAGTATGCCGTATCTCTCATTTTAGATTCGATTTCTGCTTTAAGTTCAGCAGCTACTAAAGGAAATTTCTGTTCAAGAAATGCTTTTACGTACGTATTTTGGTTGATAGTTGTTTGTACTTGTTCAAGTATTGTATCTAATTGTTGTTCTAGTTCGTATACTCTATTAAGATCAATCGGTAAACCGTTGTGCATAATTCTAACAGTATCTTTAACAAGAGGTTTAGCTACATTTTCATAAAACCACCCTAATGGAATTTCATCATTACGAGGTTCTGGTAAAGGTAGTAGATCAATTGGTGGTATCATATATGATCCTTTTCATTAAATAAATTTCTTACTTTCATTAGTAGTTTACCTAAATAGTTACTGCCTATGCCTTTACAAGTTCCCCAGTATGTATCGTTCCAATCGTTACGTTCTTCGATATGCTCATCACCCGTAGCTATTAACTTAGAAAGTAATTCTGTGTGTTGAGAAAATTTAGCTAATAATGCTACAAGCATTACTTCAAGTTTTATATCATCCCAATCAGTTCGTATTAATTTAACATTAAGTCTAGATAACTTCTTAGCTTCTTTAGGAGTACAACTTTCAATTTGTTTAGCAAGTTGTTTATCTGTAGTAATGAACTTCATTGACATATAGTAGTTTTCTGAACTGCTGTAAGTTATTCCGTCTATTACTATTTTACAGAAATACATATTAGATAAATATTGTTTTTCGTTTTTAAATTCGATGTTATCTAAATTAAAACTCATGCAGATACTTCTGCATCATACTTAAGTTCTGTAAGTGTTGATTGTATTTCTTCCCATAAAGCAAATGTAGCGCATGAATCAATTGCAGCATATTTAATCAAACCTTCATCAAACATGTTGTCTAAATTGAAGTTTTCGGCAGATACCGCCCAATCTCCATACTTATAACCCATTAGATGTTTAAGACCTACTTTAGCTTCCAGTATATTTACATGATTTAACATAGTCTTTGAGAGTACTTCTGTGTCCTCATAATTTAAAGGAAATTTACCTGTATGATATAGGATATGTTTACCATCAAAGGATAGATTATGCCATATTTGTTTACGTGTAGTATTAGCTAACCACTTAAGTACTAGCATACGATGATGATCGCTAGGTAATACAGCTACAAATGCATCTGTAGGACTCCAGGCTATAGAGAAGTGTGTGACATAGGTTAATGAAGGGTGTGATAAACCTGTAGATTCTATATATTGTCGTATCTGACGTTTATCTTCACGATCAATATCTTCATCATGCTCTTTTAAATATTCTTTCATGATTTCTTTTTCAGAATCAGTCCATTTAGATGCTGTTTCAAAATCACATGCAACTATATCAGGCATACTATTTAGTGTTTGCATGATATTATAAAGGTTACTTGAATAAGTATGTGTTATAGGTATTACGAATTGCATGTAAATCCTTTATAGTTTTTTTGTAAATAAGTATCTTACTCGTTGTAAGAAAGAAGCATTTATGAAGCTGTGTAATTTTTTAACGTAGTATGAATTATTTGCTTGTAAACTATAAATACTTTCACGTTGATCATCAAATACATCAAAAGGTATATGAAATGCTGCTTTTGCAGCTTCAGACCATCCGATTACATATTCGATACCTCTAGCATCTCTAAATCTTTCACCACGTATCATTTCTGTTGTTACGTTTACCTTCATATTAGGTTGGTCTAATCTAGGCAGTGTAAAGCTATCTGGGTTATAGTGTTCTATATAAGCAACTGCTTTATCTGGAACATCTACTACGACTATTTCTGTTATAAGTAACATAAGTATCCTTTAGTAGGTTTTTCTAAGATAGTGTGCAATACCTAATGCATCACATCTACCATCGAGTAATCCGCCTTTAGGTCCGTTTAGTTGAGCTTGTGGATAGATTTTAGATATAGCTTCGTACGTACCTTTTTTACCTGATTTTGGAACAACTCCACATAGTTTTTGCCATTCTTGTGGGCGTACTTCTACGTAGCCTATTTCAAGTGTTTGTAGCATACCTTCAAGTTCTCCTACACGTCTACCTAAAGACAGCATGGATGAGACTCCTTGGCCCGGCATAGCTCTCACTTTCTCGATAGCAATCATTGTAGGAATTTCATCTGCAAGTATTTCTTTAAACTCTTTAATATACCCAGTAAGTCCTTGATACTTAAAGTCAATAAATACGACATGGTTTTCTTCGGTCAGTATACACATAGCCCCGGATGCTCCGGGATCAATTCCAATCCAAAACTTCATAGCAATCCCTTTCTGTAGCTACTAATATACTCATGCATAACAATGTTATCTAGAGTTTCATAGTCTACTGGTTGTTGTTCGTATGTAAGTTTCTTTTCTTCGTAAATAGCGTCAAGACGTTTTATGTAATCGTTTTTAAGTAAACCTGCTGCTTCGATAGGTAAAGAACCTCGTTTAATAGCAATAAGCCTTTCTCGTTCGTTTCCTTCGTAAGCAACAACATTTTCACCTGATTCTAATACATCTACAAGACGTATGATGTGATGTAGTTGCTTAGGATCATATCCGTATTTTTCTACTATTGAAGCTCTACTTGGGTAAAGTTTACTAAAAGCATGTACTTTTTCCATAGTCATACCTTTTAAAGCAGAAGGATTCACTTTATAGTTTTTGAACATATCAAGTGATTTACCTATTTTATACTTTGTTTGACACACTTCAATCCATTGAGGATTACCTTTAGCGACAATTTCTGCAAAAGTATATATGTTATGACATGTAATCTCGCCTGTAGGAAAGGTGTACTTATATGATTCATTCTTACGAAGATCTGCAAGTGTAGGTATAATAATAGCATTTGCATCTATATCTGATTCATCATCATCTAGATTGTAATTCTGAGAGCCTTTAAGCATAACAGCGTATACTGTATGCCCCTGTGACTCTAGATGTTTTCGATAATCATGAAGAGTATCTATAATTGTTCGATATTTTTCTGTTTTATTCATTAGAATAACCTTTCTACGTATGTTATAATAGTTCTTTCAAATCTATCAGTATTCATTGGATAAGCCCAATAATCATTTATATCATACATAAGTTCAATTACTTGATCTTTAGTAGCTCCTAGGTCTCTAGCATGTAAAGCAGCTCTTACTAGTGAACGTGAACCTTCACCGTCAGCAGCATCATAGGCATATACGAATGTTGTTAGTGGATCATTAAGCATTACACTTGTTTGTGCTCTTGACAGCTTTTTAGGACGTTCTTTTTTATTTACTGTTTCAGATGCTTTAATAATAAACGGTTTTGACTCTAGTGGATGTGCGTTTATAGTTGAAAGTACATCTCTACCTGAGTAAGAAAAGAATATCTGTGATTTAGGTAGTGGATCCGCTTTAATAGCTAAGTATTCAGATACATGCTGTACAAATGCTTTCCAGTGTAGATCAGAAATATCTACGACAGAATCAAGTTCTATAAGTACTCTAAATTTATTAGGGTTATTCTTATCAGAAGTTAGTGCTATATGGTGATTTAAATCATCAAGCATGATGTGACATTCTTCAGCAGTAATAGCGGATTCATCTACATCAATAACTAACCATTTACAACCGCCTAGAACGTTGTTTTTACCACGAACACCCTTTGTTGCATGTGGATGTTTGTCTGTATCATAAACAGCGTCTAAACCGGCTTCCTTGAGCCTAAATGGTGTATAAGCAAAATCTTCTCTTAGCATATTACCTAAGTCTTCAAACGAAGTTTCGGTATAGTCATAGCCGTATGTAGTTGTTGATGCTATGTGATGTTTTTCTAAATCAATTGCATCAGATGAAGCACCATCTTCAATAAGTGTCATAAGTTTACTGTTATCAATTTCTAAGTAGGATACTCCACTTATAGAAGTAATACGTTGTTTTTCAAAACATACACCATCATCGCATAAGGTATAAATACCTTCTTTATCATAGGATGAAGCTAATTGTATTAAGCTTTTAACATGTTGTTCGGCTGGACCTGAAGCAGGTACAAATCCAAGTTTTTTGATTGTATGAAATGTCATAGTAGCTCTACCATCTACATCTACAGTAGTATTTATTAGGTCAGAGAATACTTCGTGAGGCTGTTTAGCTAATTCTGTTTCAAATTCTATCATGTCATTGTCCAACATTTCGCAATAAGATATTGCTGATATATAGTCATCTTTAGTAATGCTCTTATGACCATTAAATAATGCTATAGCTCCAGATAGTTTGAGTGATTTCCACTGTAAGTGGTTACGTACAAGTTTAGCAATAGGAAATTGTGGATCTAGCATACCGGCTACTTCTTCGTTGTAAGCCATGTAGCGATCATATATTTTCTGTACTTCTGGATCTACACCAAGTGTAGTTGTAAAATCGTTTAATAAACGTTCTGCAATAGAACTGATAGCAAGTGAAGCTTTTTGTTTAGCTTCTGATGCAAGTTGTTTATTGTTTGTTACCCATTCGTCGAATTGTTCAATAGTCTTAAACTCTGGACGTTTAACCTCTTCGGGAGCATACATAAAGAAACTACGTCTTGCTAGTTTAGAACTAAAAGCTTTCTTAAATGCTTCCTTCACGTAGTTTTCATGAAAGATAGCAGCTTGTGATCCCATGAATAGTGCAGATACTGGGAAGTTCTCTATTGGTTTAAGTTGATTTTCTTTATTACGTAAAGCTTTTACTTCTTTATGTCCCATATCGTATACTTCTGACATGAATTGCATTAGATCAGCAACACCTTTAGTAAACTCATCACCTATCTCACCTGAGAATATGTATCCGGCACCAAGCTTTTCTTCTTCAAGTCTATTGAAGTCCATTGTAAGGCCTTCCATAGTAGAACTGGGTGAGCTGAATAATGGATTAGGGTTTGTATAATATGCTTTATATACATCAAACTCTTCAGAGTTTTCTAAACCATCTTCTCTAGCCATTTCGATAGCTCTACGTTTAGCATTTTGCTTACGTCTATTGTTTAACGATAAGTAAGCTGGTCCAAAACAGTTTCTAACTGCATTTTTAGAGGAATCTTTACCTGAACCTGAACCACTAATACAGAATGTAATTCCGTTAATTGGTATCATAGCATCATCTGAAAGTTTAATTTTTTTCTGAAATTGAGAAAAGAATAGTATGAATTCAGATACAGCTATTGATAATCGCATACGATAAGGTATTCGATAATTATTAATAGAATTAGCAAGATCAGTAATGATTTGCGGAAGTCTTCCGTTAAATACTTGGTCTTTATCTAGTTCTTTTTTTAGTAGATCATACATTTGTTTCCTTTGATTTTTTTGTTTAGTCGTCTGATGTTGTTATAACAAACCCACCGTCATCGTCATCCCAACGTATTCGTACTGGTCTTAGTATGATATTTCCTTATAGGTGATTAGCGTTTAGTAGTTCAATACGACATCTGCTGCAAGCTACATAGTACAGATTTAACTCTGTGATATCTTCTTTACAATCAGGACCACCTTTATTGATGATCTTTTCTATCGTATTATTTAAGTCATTTTCTATATATACAGAATCATAAGTTCCGCCTTTGGATACATGAGCTGTTGCAAGAATTATACTCTGTTGTTTCTTAGGTTGAGCTTTAGCTAAATTAAAAGTCTCAAAGATTGTACCGTAACTATGCGTTTCTAAGAGACGTAAGGCTGATACAAGGTTTTGATCATCACCGTGAATATCACGTAGGTAAGCATGAAATTTTTTATACGTTTCTTGTAAAGATCTACTAGAAGCAAATTCTTGATAGTCTCTTTCGAGATATTTATGTTCTTTACGATATACAGGTTTACCTGAAGATATAGTAATTAAGTCTAATGGTAATGCAAAAATTTCTTTTGGATCACGTAGAGTAGAGTAAAGTTCTTTAGTCAAATGAAGTGAAATCATTCGTCCTATTAATTGTGAGTTTGTTCTTGATAGATATATACGAGATTTAGCTTCTGTTTCATCTATATCTATACCTTTGAAATGCATATCTTTATCAAGATATTTTTGGCAAAAGTTTTCTATACGATTAGCTATACCGGTTCGTACTCTAAAGGACTGAGATAATTCCATTTGAATACCTACGTCTTTTAGTACTTCAAAACCATTTACAGTATTCATAAAAGCATAAATGTTTTGGTGAGGATCACCTACCATAACTTTTTTAGGAGCCTTTAGTAGTTTAAATATTTCTATTGTAACCTCTGATAAGTCACCGGCTTCATCTACCATGACTAAGTCGTAGCTTATATCTAAGTTTCCTGCCTCTAATTGTAGATAAAAATATTTCATAATAAAACCAAATGTTGCTGGTTTTTTATTATCTACCATATCCATAATGTATTGTTTAGCTATTTTAGCTTGAGCAGGAGCTGCTATCGTATCTATAAAAGATAGTGATAGTTCTGATGAATTGAAGAAAGCATTCATAGCATCAATAATTTGACGTTTAATATAAGGAGCGTTGTTAGTAGTAATGCTGTCAATGCTAAGTTCTTCTATTTTTTGTTTTGTACCTCGTATCACATAATGATAAGCTAAAGCATGAATTGTTTTACAATCAATGTTAGGAGGAAAAAACAGTTTTGCTTCATCTGCTACTGATTTATTGAAAGCAATGTATAAACCTTTAGTAGGTTTTAGTGCATTTGCAATACCTTTAAGTGTATGTGTCTTACCACTACCTGCTACCGATGATATTTTATATAAAGGTTCATTTGTGGTTAATACTGTATTAATTATAGCTTGTTGTTCTAGTGTATATCTATTCATAATGGATATCCTTTGTATTGCTTATTTCTGATACATATATTGTATGTCGCTTTCCTGATCTGATATTCAATATATCATAGAAAGAACATATTACTAAATAGTTTTATAGTGATGATACATCGACATCTGTTTAGTTAAAGAAGGTCTATCAGTAAATAGTAAAACATATAATACTCCACCGACGCCACTAGTACCAGCTGTAGTGCCGGCCTGGTTTATCTGGTAATCGCCAGAGGATTCTGAAAGAATACTGGCGATACCAGTTTAACCTGGCAAGCACGGGTGCTGGTACTAGTGTTATAGTAGAGAGTTGTACAACGATGATAACATCAGTCTATCTTTACTGGGCTAGTACGGCTAGATTAAATTTTGTTCTTGCGATTAAAATATAAGATCTAATGGTCTATATATATGCTTTACTCTTTACTGTAATTATTTGCCTTTGTAGATTATTGAATACTTTCTCCACCTGCAGCATCTTCAGGATCCGGCTACATGTACAGGAAGGCACATGTCCCGTACTAGTCATCCGTAGCGTAGCGAAGGATGACTAGTATATGGTAATAGAGTCGTACAGTGCTGATTCAGCTACCTACTATTACCTACTAGTCGAGTTTTGAATTCGTTATAGTATATACTTCTATTTAATAATCTATAAAAGCAAATAGTTACCTATAAGCTTTTGGAAGTAATAAACGTGACCATGTTACAAGACCGCCAATGGATGAACCATTGTTTTGATGTCTTGCAGCACGTAGTTTATACTTTGTTTTTCGTGGTATTTTCATAAAGTTGTCTCCAACCATTATACCTAGTACTCGTCTAAACCCATATTTCGCATAGCGTATACGTGTTTTAGATGGTTTTATTCTAAATTCGTCTGCTTTAAATATTGCTTGAATATCTTGAATCAGTAGGTTTAGAGAAGTGTGATTGTCATCATTTAAGGATATTGTAATGTCATCTGCATAAACAGTGAAAGCGTAATCTCCTACAACATTATCGAGATGTTCAACTACAGCAGCAAGGGTAGGTACTAATGCGATATTACATAAGATAGGTGATGTAGCAAAGCCTTGTGAACAATATCCTTCATTGTGATATAAGTACTGATCATTCCCAAATAAAGGTGAAAATTTTTTAATATGATCAGCAGTTACGTTATCAAAGAAATCAGCTATATCCATGCTGATAGTTGTTTGAAAGCCTTTATGTTTTTCTGCTGCTGTTACACAGTTACGGTTTGTTATAAAACCATGTTGAATGTTTTCTACACTATACTCATCTGCAACATCTTGCCATAGTAGTTCTAATGTTTGTAACTTTGAACGTTGGTAAGATAGTAATTCTGGATCGGGTGCAGTAATTCGTCTGTATCCCCCACTCTTTTTAGGGAGTTTGAATTCACGGTAGGTCATAGTAATTCCTTAAAAGTTATGTTACATAATTTCGTCGTATGCAGTTAATTCTGTATACCAACGATGGATCGTTAGATCATCTGCAGCTTTAATATCTGCTTCTGGTGCACCGAATGATACTAGCAAAGTACGTTGTTCTTCAATAGACACAGTAATTTCATTAGCATCCTCTTCTATATTATAGTGAGAATACTCTGACATTGTATCATCTATTTCCGCTAAGAGTAGATTTTGAACTTCGATAATAGTCTCAACCAACTCTTCTTTTGTGTAGGTTTTATAGTCACTGAAGATGATTTTCTCTGCGTCTTGGTAGTAATATTTTTCTAAGCACATTAGATGTGTTTTTAAAACAAACTCGTTTGCAATTTCTATCTCTGTTAGATCTTTAAACATAAGTGTAGTAATAGAATGTACTAGATCTTTAGTTTCTTTATCATAAGCTACTTGTATTTCACCAGTAGATACTTTTTTATCTTTAGTTAAATCTACTAAAGTATTACTTGCTTTTGGTGTATACTTAGTAGGTGTATAAGTTGTATATACCTTTTTCTTAACGTTGTCCGCTTTAATAAACTGTACATTAGGTTCATACACAATTTGAGTTAATACCTTAACAATTTTGGATAAATCTGCTATAGCTGTAGTGTCTACTACATAAGACATATTAGTTGGAGCTTGTCCAAAGAATTTTTCTGCCATACTAGGATAAACTACGTTTGCTTTTATATATGTTGCACATCTACCTTTTTGGTATTGAATACCTGCTTCAGTAGTTACATCACCGGTTGCTACACGATACTCTGTATGTATAAGTTTTACTGGGTTATTGTAAATAATACTGCTGAATGATGGTGTTTTATCTCCTGTTTTTAACGGAAATACAATTCCTGTATCTACTTCATGGTCTTTTTTAAGATCGGTTCCACTGAATGATGCTACACCTGTTGGGTGTCTATGCATTGTATTAAGAGGTACTGATAAGTATTCTACAGAGAATTTAGTATTACCTTCAAAAATAGGTTGTATAAACGGAAGTAGTTTATTTGTAACTGTATTATGAACAGGTTGTAACATGTCTGATACAGCACTTACATCTTTTAGTTCAAAATCTATATGAGCAGAACTTACAAATTGTTCATAATTGAATATCGTAGTAGGGAATGCGATATCTATAGTAGATTCATCCTTAAACTTTAATCGAGCTACTAAAGCCCAATAATGAATTTGAAATTCATTAGCTACTGCAAGCGGACCTGATAATTCTGCGATTTGCTTTAATGTATCTTGTTGCCAATATAAGATACCTATATTTGAGAAGTTATTTGCATCAAATATTTTAGGTTCTTTTTTTGGAAGGAGTGGTAATGCTGGTGTGTGGTACATGGTTAAGCCTTTAGATTAATTTAGCTGCTCTGAATATATCAAATGAATGTTTAATACATGAATCTGCATAAGGTTTTGAAGCACTCGTCATACAACTACGTTCATAAGGAGAACCTAAATTTGCGTGATGTAAGGTACGAAGACCTTCGATTGTTTTGTTTGATGTACTTCCAGTACATACACTTGATGGACCTCTTTCTGTATGGTCACTGATATTACAAGATTTAAACGGTGAGAGATGATATCCTGAAGTATTATTATTACTCATTTGTACTAAAGAAGTTCCGTAATAAGGTACATAAGTACCTTTAGTTAGTAGTTGATGAGCTACTAGGAAATACTCTTTGTTGAAATCCTCATTAGGGTACTTACTTATTCGATAAGATTGTTCGAGACGGGAACGATCTACGTTATAGAAGTTTTTTTCAATACTTACGCTACGATCTCTGATTTGAGATTGATAAACTTGCATTAAAGTTTTAATGTCTTCATCATGTTTTTTTGATTCTATACTACTAGAGTTATATAAAACATCAATAGGATTTAATTCTTTATAACTATAAACAAGTACTTTTGTTACAAGGTTATTTGTCATACCGTTTAGTAGTTCTAAAGCTACAAGTGGGTGTAATGGGTTAATTAAAGCTCCACTGGCTAGTACGAATACAGTTCCTGCAAATCTTTCTTTAACAAGTTGGTAAGTTGAATGTACTAGCCCTATAGCGGAAGCAATACTAAATTCTTGATCAAGTTTGATAATTTGTCTACCTAGTTGATTTCTGTACTCATCCGGAGATACGCGTATAAGAGAAGAAGTAATATCTAAAGAATTACTGTCAATTAGTTTTTGAAAAGCAGTACTAGATGAGTTTATTTCTATTAGAAAAGAACCTGTCCCTTTTATGTCTAACGGATCACCTGGTGATTGATATGTAACACTGTGTGTCTGAGTAAATTCTTTTACTTCTTCTTCTACTACATACTGTAGTAATGTCTTACTGCCTAGCATTTATTGCTCCTTTTATTATTTTAAAACGGTACATCAGCTTGTGCTTCAGTAGTTACTGTACCATCATGATTTCCGAGTTGGAAGTTATATACCCTATTAGTAGGAAGCTTTGCTTCTCCATCAAACTCATACTCAAGCAGAAGTCTGTCTTTCTCAAGTAGGTTAAGATCAGTTTCAGCTAACATCTCTAGAAAACCTATAGCTAAACGTAATTGGTTCATAAAGAATGGTGTAAGCTGTATCAACCCATAAGATTCTACTTGTAGATCTGCATCTTGTGTAGGATTAAGCCATAGGTGTGCATTGTTACCATTATGGGTAGCAGATACAAAATGACCAATACGTTCAAATGAAGCTCTTGTAGCTATTCCTGGTGCTCCATAGAATACATGATTAGGTTTTGCAACATACATACGTGTTTCTGTATTATACCTTGTACCTATTTGTGTTTTATATAAATCACCTTCACCGTCTACACGACTTTGTCTTAGAAAAGGTTTAGTACGAGAAAGTAATGATAACTCATCACTAGATATAAGTTGTAGTTTACATGCAGGAGAAGTATTTGATACAGTATGTTCAATATAAGGATTCTTAGGAAATCTTAATAGGTTTGATATTTCAAGATTTGAAGGTTCAAATACTTCAATAGTCTTAAATAAATTTACAGATTGAGTAAGTTTCATTAGTTCGGTAAGCCAGTGTATTGTATTAATAACAGTACCACCATATCCTACAAAAGTAACAGTATAGTCTTTACGTTTAACTTTTGTTATTAAAGCTTTTAAATCTTTAATATCGTAACCAAGAATCCTACATAGTTGTTCTGTAGGTACAAGAGTTGCACCAAAGTATTGAGCAAACCATGGAGATATTGTGTAAATAGTTTTAGGTAATATAACGTTTCTTCTAAGTTGATCTTGCTCTAAATTAGTAAGATACATAAGCTTTGGAGCATAATTATCAATGATGATATTCGATAAACCACTGGTAGGTCTATCAAAAAATGCATAACGGTTACGTATTTGTTCTAATAGGTGATGTGTACCAAAAGTAGTGTTTTGAATTCTTGTTGTACTCCATTGCATATTTTCTGGTAAAATTTCTTGAGTAATTTCCGTAAATTCTAAACGTAAACGAATGCTTCTTGTATCACCACTAGAACTGATGTATGTAAAATCATGTGATTGGTAACCACTGTTTTGTATATATTGTTTACTTAATTCGATACTACTATGTAACTCTACATTATTACTATAAATATAAGTAATTTCTGAGTGATATGCATGGTTTAAAGCTCTGAGTATATTGTTTAAAAGTATTGTTTTTTTAAGTGTTACTATAGTTGGCATAGGTTTTTCCTTTTCTTGTAATGAATGTTGTTCTGTTGTGTAGTCTATACCTATTTCTAAATCATCAATATGTATGATATTAGGTCTAGTACCGGCTGTTGTAGCTGATGCTTGTTGCATCATTGTTCTAAGATAATAAGAGTTCATAATAGGATCTACCTCTGTTGGAGTTGATACCATAACTGATGTACCCATTCTAGCTGCTTGTTGCATTGCAGGAGCATATGTCATACGCATTTGTTCAACCATAGAATCTCTTACTTGCTCTAATCGCTCTAACATTCTGTTATTAGGTATGTTAAGAGCGTCAATACTAGTTAATACAGTGTTGTTATAGTTATCTGTAAAGGATTCTGCTATACGTGCATCTAAATTTTGACGTAACCCTACTGCACGTCTCCACGGATCTTCTGTTTGATCTAGAAATACTCCTGGTATAGAAGTATTTTCGAGTGCTTTCATTGTAGCTACATGTCCATGAAATGAAGCATACCTTTCTACGATTGCTCCAGCGAAAGAATTACGTTCTTGAGGTAGTTGTAACGCTTGTAAAGCACTAGTACGTTCATCTCTTCTTAATTGTTCCTGTTGGTTATCATGTTCTTGACGCATCATACTATCGTATATATCATCTATACCGTTTGTTGGAATAGCCATTTTGTACCCTTAAATAGACCTCCCGAAGGAGGCTTGATAAAGCTACTTAGCTCCACTGCCTGATTTTGTATTCAAGCTAGATGCTTCTGTAGTTTGTACAGAGGAATTCTGAGTAGTATCCTCACCTGCGATTGCTGCTGCAATCTCTGCTGCCAAGTCTTGTGTAGAAGTATCTGTTGCCATTATGCTTCTCCTTCTTCAACATTTTTAGTGCCTACAGAAATAGATGATTGGAAGTTAACTTCCGCTTTACCTTCTAGTTTGTATACTAGAACTTCTGTTGCAATGCCTTTTCTGGCGTCTTCCAATGCAATCGATTGCAAGGTTCTTTCAAGATCTTTTCTGCTTTTGATACGAGTAGCGATTGTTTTGCCATTTACTGCAATTACATACTTTGCTTCGCCTTTAGCTTTCTTAGTCTCGGTTGGTACGAAATAGTCTTTTAGGACTTCTTCTAGTGTTTTAGACATAGTGTCTCCTTAATTTGGTTAAATAGAATTCTAGATTAACGTCGTTACGGACGAAGTTGTTTAAACTTTTTGTAGTTCTTTTATTGTTTTGTTTAGAAGTTTTATAAGGTTTTCTTTTTGTTCAGGTATTTTATTATACTTACTAAATACATCTTCTAAACATAGCTCGTCGTAAACATCTGGTACATTTGCATCATTGAGTTTAGTCCATATGTTTCCAGCAGTTTCTAAATACGCTTCTTCGTGTTCTTTACTGTTTTCAACAAAACCGCCAAATACATTTGTTATTTCTTTTATGAGGATTAACTCTTCTTCTGTAAAAGCTATTAGCATAATATTTTCACGTAATATCTGGATCTACGTAGTCAGTTGAAGCCCAATCTGCTGGATTTCCGCTTTCTACAATTCTACGTAATGTTCGATCTGATACATCTCTCCATGTATTATGAAAAGATGTAAAGCCATTACGTAATTCATTACTTCTTGCCCTGTTTCTACGAGCATCTGTAGTTAATGCTTGGATCTTAGCTTGTACACGATCGTCTGTACGAATTTCCCATAGGTTATGTTTATACTTTTTAGACATATACATACCACGTTGTGCTAGTACACGGTTAAAACGATTTTGCCATTGACTACGTTTATTTGTATGAGAAGTATGTGCGTTAATCACATCTTCAGGAGAAAGTCCTGTATAATTTGGTGCATACACACGAAATTCATGTAGTATTCTAGGTACTTCAAATTCCATCCCTGATACAAATAGCAAAGGGTTTTGGTTAATAAAGTTTCTAACTTGTTGCATTTTTCTAAACTCAGAGAATTCTCTTCTGTGCGCTCTTCTTAGTGACATGTTCTTCTTTCCTTGTATAGGCTTATTTCCAGCCCAATGATTTTAGTCTATGAAATACTCTTGCATCGAGTAAGTGTTTATTAGCTTCGAGATCTTGTCTGATATCTCTAGCATTAGCGTTAATTTGTAGATCAGGATGTTCGTTAAAAGATGAATGTTTTAATTCAAAACCATTATCTTTAAAGATGTCAGTATACCATGTATTTACGTACTGTTTTCCGTTATACCAAAAATCAGTACGGTCTACTTCTTTATTTGTATGATATATAACTACATCTTTTTGTAAGTATACTCTTGCTTTTTTAAAGTTAGTAAAATATATATACTTAGAAGTAACGGCTTTCATCATTTGGTCATACCACAATGTCCAATTTGTAAAATCGTTTGAAGCTACGTGAATAAATAATTCATCAGGATATATAGAGTCTACAAGATACATACGTTGTTTTGCTGTTAATGGATTTTTAACAAGATCCCTATCATCATTAGAACTACCGTAAACTATTATAGGTATGCGACCATCTAACATTATCTCATTGATAATAGCTTGATGTCCCAGATGAAATGGTTGAAATCTGCCCATTATTAAGCCGTATTTTTTCATTACTTATCCTTAGCGTTTTCGTATAGCGTCTAATGTATCATTTGATAATAATTGTCCATTTAAATATACTGGATATAATACTTTTGTGTACTCTGAGTTTGGATCTTCTGCTTGAGCTACCGTTACGGTACAATATTTACCGTTACGATTTAGCGCAGTTGTTACTTTACCCTTCTTTGATGTTTTTCCCGGATCTGTAATAGGATCTTTGAATATATCATGATCTACTGTTGTTGTCATATCACCACCGAATTCTATTGTAGACCAATGTTCAGTAGTTATAGAACTACATTTAATAGCGAATTTACAAGTATCTCTTGTCATATTTTGCATTAAGTCTCCTCCTGATCCGAATATAAAGTTTTCAGCAGCGAATATTGGTCTATCGCTGTAGGTATGGGCTGTAAAATGTTGTAATATTTCTTCAATGTTCTCTGGTGTAATACCATCACCCCAAAGAATTCTGTAGTTACTTGAAAATAGTTTACCTTGAATTGTTTCATCAAATACACCATTACAATGCATTATTTTTAACATACCTTCAAGTACTTCAATAGGATTACCACTATCTGGACGTAAAACTAACACCTGATGTGGTCTAGATTCTATAAGTTCTCTTACTTTTCCACCTTTTTTTGTACAAACTTTAGTAAAATCATATACGTCATAACTATCTGCTACAAAGCTTAGAATATTACTGTCAGGATGTGCTTCTAGCATAAGAACTACAAACTCATGTTCTTTATCTCTGCCATGAGAAGTAGTAGATGAATGTTCGGTAGCGAATACAGAGTATCCAGCAATTTCAGAGTTGTAATACTGTGTAGCATATGATAAACTATTAAAGTTATCTGTACCTTTGAAACCAGCTGATAAGTGGGCTATACCACCAATAGCTGCAGATTCTACTGAGGTTGCTCCTCGGTCTCCGAAGTTATGGTAAGCAAATTCAGCCCAGTCAGCTGATCCATATTTTAATAGCATCTGTTTTACATAATGAGACTTTGTAGCTACTGTAGTTGGGTACCATATTTTCATTAGGAGTGTTTCCAACCATCCAGCTATCCATGGAACTTTAGGATCTGTAGATTCTATTGTCATTAATACATTACCTGTTGGAATAAGACTTCCTTCCGGAACTGCTTTAATCTTGACGGGTAAGTTTCCATGTAATTCTTCTACAATATATTTCCACCCATTAAAATCAAAAGGTACTCCATGGGCTTCTGCGTAGTTAGATGCGTCATAAATTTCTTTATATGTAATAGGTGTTGACAAGTACTTTTTAAGGTAGTATTGTAAACCAAAGAATTTAGTTGCAGGGTATACTCCACCTCTAGCTTCCATATAATCATACATAGAAACCATGTTACGAGGGTACTGGGATGCATGACTATATTTATAGGAGTCTGCAAGCATTACTCTATTTTCCATTGTTACTCCTTATTATAAGCTTCTGCGAAGTATCGCAATAAAATTAATGGTGCCTTCCAGTCTTGAGTAGCTTCTACAACGTCTTGAGGACTTAACCAAGCTACAGTAGATCCGAATTCATGTTCTTCAAGAGCTTTATCACCTACAGGTATATCTGTAACATCAACACAGAAGAGGTGGCAGTATTGATTCATCTGTGTACTTACGAGTACTTTACCGAGGTAGTGTATATTAGATATATCTACAATATACCCAGATTCTTCCTTTACTTCTTCTTGAACAAGTTCCGGTAATGAAATATCTTTATCTAGAGAACCGCCAAAGGCAGTAGTTCTAAATTCTTTTTCACCTAATGGTGGTTTAGGTTCGTTAATAAGACCGAATGTATAATCTGTTTTATTGTGTAAAACAAAAGCTACAGAGTCAACTCCTGCACGCTCACCGTAGATGTAGTAACCATCTGCTTTACGTACTGTAAAGAATGGATCTCCGTTTGCATTTACTTCTTCACTTTTCCATAGGATAGGGTGGTTATTTTTCATTGTTTAACTCTTTCGCTAAATTAGCATTTTGTTTAATAAAATCATTACAATCTTTTACCCATACTGTTTCGTTTTGATAGTTTGAAAGAATATTTGGACATTCTTCTAAACCTTGTTCTGCGTATAAAGCAGTTTTATCAAATACTTCAACGATAGTTAATCCTATTGTTGTAAATAAACTTAAACTTATCATTAGTATTACAAACCATTTTGCTTCCATATTAATCCTTTGGTAATTCTGGGTTTTTATTTTTCATTTTGTTCTTTTTTTATTTTGACAGCTAGCTCTAAAAGTAATACTTTATAAGGTAACTCATTTCTATTTGATAATATAAATAAAGCAGTTCTAACCTCTGCTTGATAGACACTAAATTTGTTATCTAATATTTCATCAATTTCTTCATCACTTATGTACATAGTTATTTCATTTCACCAAATAGTTGTCCTATGTAAGGAATAATAGTTTCAAAACTCACTAACGGTGTATAATCATGTGTCATTAACATTCCATCAATATGTATAACTTCAGCTATTTCTATTCTACCGCAAGAAGATTTACATATTATAGCATCCCCTATTCGTGGTGTCCATAGTGCATAGAAATCAAGTAAAACTGTATGAGCCAATAACTCCTTAAGTCTCTTGCTTGTTAATAGTTCTATATGTCTAGCTCCTCTTGTAGAGGAAATCCAATCACCTACTTTAAATTTAGGTTCATCAGGCTTGATACGATATCTGCAAGGAGGTAAATCCCATCTACAAAGAGATTTACTCCAATCTAGTCCTGTGTTATCTTGAACTTCTTTACCATCTGCAACGGCTTTACGAAATTCTGCGTATTTATCATCCATAATATATGTAGTATCATCTTCCCATCTTGCCCCATTTCCATTGCTTAAAGTCCACCACGCTCGGGTTCTAAAATCATTTCCGTTAACCTTAAATAGAACTTTACCTCCGTCTAGCCAATAGTCAAAACATTGTTTATTCTCTATAATTACTTCTTTGTTCATTAGTGTGTTCCTTTTAGTAGTTTATTACATACAATTGTTCGTGTGTCATGTTAGCTTCTTTTAGTTATGATAACTATACTTCTTCTAGCTCGAGCTTAACTCTAGACGCTTTACCTATATAGTAAGGAACCATAGTCCAACCAGTTGCTCCTGGCTGTCTAAGGATATTTGTTGCTTTTTCTAGTGCTTTCTTCCCGCTGAAGTTTTCAGTAAGTACTAATCTTCCACTGAAATCATAGTATTGTGCAATGAGTGAAGGTTTTGCTTCAAGTGCTGTTTTAATTTTAGCTTCTTTGCCTGCATCGATTGATACAACTTTACCGTTTACTTTTACTTCTACATTTACTTCTTTCATTGTTTCCTCCTGTGGAATTATTATTTGTTGGCTATTACTAGCAATTGTGTTACTGTTAACTATATTACTAGCAACGGTACATTCATAAGCTTGAGTTAAAACACCTACAGTAGTTGCTGCTGTTGTTAGATTAGTTATTGGATTATCTATAAACGGATCTTCTGATACTTTAGTATCTGATTCTTCTTTATGTTTTATTATTACGAAATTTGAAGTAGCAAAGTATTTTGTGTAACCAACTAGAAAAAACAAAGCATTATTAGGTTGTGTTTTTTCTACGATGCATACTGTTCCTATTTTTATTATACCGTTATCTCCATATATTTTTACTACAGTGTCACCTTCTTTAGCAGTTGATCCTTTTGGTAATGTATCTAACCATTCACAGCTTTTCCCTATAGTATGACTATAAGCAGAACCGTTAACGTCATCAGCTAATACCCATATTGTTTCTGTAGTACCTTTTTGTACAATTTTTGAACCTACTGGATGTCCACTATTACGTATAGTTGCAATTGCAATACGTTGATCTGATTTATCTGATACCGTTTTTGTTTTATTTGGAAAAGTTTTATCGTAATTAGTATGTAACCATTCCCTCATTTTTGTAGATGTTTCTTTAGATAAAGAAAATAATTTATCATACGATGAATTACGCTCTCCCCATGAAGTTATAGGACCACTTCTATAATTGTGTCTAACCTTAATAGATCTATCTTTATATAGAACATGAGTATATACTATAATAGTTTTATTTATCTCTTTCCAGTATTCTATGTATGCTTGAGTTCCCCATTCAGGTTCAACAGGTTGATATAATTCGATATAAGATTCATCATAAACACCTGTTAAATCTTGTATTCTATATTCACCATTATGTTTACATACTGATTCTATAGTTCCATACATGTTTCCTGGGAATTCTTTACGCTGTACTTTATCTCCTGCTTTATACTTATGTATAGCCATTTGTGTTCCTTTAGTAGTTTTAATTATTACACCCTAGCATTCTATTAATTTTATCATTTATTAACTCATGATATCGTTCTAGCGTTATTAGTTTATGTTTTAATAAAACACATAAGGGTATAGCTTTTTTAGCTTGTACTTTTTTCATTATAGTTCCTATATATTTACTTTTGAAAGAGTACTTGGGTTAGTTACTGCAGAACCACCGTGTTCTATACTCTTACAAAAATAAATTATGTTATTCGTTTTTTAAGTACTTTAAGTAACAGTCCATAGCTTCTCGGTACGTTGGTATGATAAGATCTGTGTCTTCTCATATTACGCAGCACTATAGAAAGTACTGACCTATCCACGACTCTACTGATGGTGACTGTTAGTTAAAATACTTGGGGCGGATTGTAGGATTTTAACCTCTGACCGGTTTTAACCACAGGTCTTTAACAATATGTTTAGCAAATGGTTAATTTTAACTTTTCTATCCGCATAAGGTGCACCATACCGGACTCGAACCGGTAACTGTCCTCTTTGAGGTCCTCTTTCCGTGCAAATATGCTCTGAGCTAGTGGTGCGTATTTAGGTCGCGACACAAGGACTTGAACCTCGGACCTCCTGCTCCTGATGCAGGCGTTCTACCAAACTGAACTATGTCGCAGTTTTAGGTCACAATACCAGGAATCGAACCCGGGACCTCCGCTATATGCATGCGGTGCTCTTCCAAGACTGAGCTATATTGTAATATAAACCTACGATGTAGGTAATAAAACCTACAAAGTAGTTATTAATGGAAAGCTTTTGTAAGCTTATTTCTCCATGGTTTGTGTTGATCATCTCCAACCATAACGTACATTCGTCGGAGGTTTCTATGGCGGTCACGTCGTGGTAATTTATTACCCTCTAGTGTACGTTCGCCTTGTTGTGGAAAGGTTATTTCCGGATCACGAGTTTGTTTTCTTAGGAAATATTTGATATTTCTACTTTGCTGCGTTAACATTTTGTTCCTTTACATCATATGAACATCTTTGCAATAGTCTTTGTCCTGAATATACAGTTTCGACTCTAGGTACGAATTCATTCGCTTGTGCTTCTGTCATATGTTTTGTTTGAGAATGTACTCTGTTTCCCAGTTTAAATGTAGCAATGTACATGTGTATTTCTTTACCTGTGTCAGATTTCTTCTTGTGAGTAGATTTCTTCTCGAGGGTTAGGTTTGTTACATCGATTGTTTTTTTATTTTTGTTCACGTTGTTTCCTTACTTTACGCCTTAATAGGCTTCGTCGTAGTTGTTGGCTGTTGTTACAGCGCCTCTAATTCTTTTTTAAGTTCATCAAGAGATTTACCTTTGAGTTCTTCGTCTTGCTTATCAGCCATAATAGCCATGATATGCTTTTTACGATCATTCTTTTCTCTGAGTGTTTTCGCAGCATCTTGTTCTTCAAGTTTTACAGCGATGATGTGCTTAAGAATTCCCATCTTAAGAGTTAGAGAAGTATTCTCTACAGAGATAGGAGCTACAAAGCTTTCCTCTTCAGTAGTTTTAATCTCTTTATTGACCGCTTTTGCAATCGTATCAAGATCTACTCTTGTTTTTGATTGTAGTGGTAGGTCCCATAGGTCTTCTACAGATAGCATACCTGCAGCGGACGCAAAACGTAGTTTTTGTCTTGTTGCTTTTTCGAACATAATTACTCCTTTCCTTTTAATAGATTTGCAATGTTTTGTTTTAAGGCAGCACCTGTTTGTGCAATTTCGTCTAAAGCTTGAATGTCATCTTGTGTTGCTTTTTCGATAGCTTCCCACTGTTTTTTCTTAGTAGTAAGTTCTTGCTTCTTCAAGTTTTTTTCTAGATGAGTTTGTTTAATACCCTCTTCTAGATCTTTAACCAAAGAAGTAATACTATTAATAGCTTTAGAGATTTTATCTTTACCGGATAATTTAAATACGTCTAACATACAGTATTTCCTTTCTTTAAAATTGAATGTCTAGTACACGAGTTACTGTGCCATGTACTTTTACGATTAGGTTATCTCTCTTTGTAGATGAGAAACCGATTCCTGATAGTTGATGATCAACTATTTCCGGTTTTGTTTTAGTAGCAAGTACTTCAAATACTTTTCTGTGTTTGTCATATTTAGCGTTAAGGAATTCGTTGTAGAAACCTCTTGGTTGTTCTTCGTTGATACAGTCTTTAAGCATAAAGAAATAATGCTTATTACCGATTGTCTGATCATCCCAGTAATTAGGAGATAAAGTTACCATGTTTACAGGTTCAAACTCTTGAGTTTTTATACTCCAAAGATTTTTTGAAGTAGTTGTTGTTGGCATGTAAGGAGTTATGGTAAACTCATTACCTTTTTTAGTTACAGTAGCTACTTTTGTGTCACGACTACAAGCTCCTTCATGAAAGAATTCATAGATTGTTCCGTTAAACTCAATTTCAGCAGAGAAATTACGACCATTCCTGTTAGCGTAGGTGTTAACACTAAACGTATAATCGCCATCAGGCATTTTGTTTATGTCAGTGTAGATGATGTTTTCAACTGCAGGTTTTCCAGACGGGTGCATAATATCTACATCAAGAGTTCCTGAGAAAGGACTTTGTTTTTTACCGTAGTAGATATGTCCACCTTTAGGTTCATTGCAATGAGCATCTAGATCGTTTAGGTTATCGTTTTCTGTATTCCACTGAATAGAGAAGCGAAGTACACCTTCAACGTTACCACCAAATGATTTAACACGTTCTTTCATAGAATCTGTCACACCACCGGAGTAACTCCATGTGAAGTTGTTGTTCCATTTAAGAATGTTAGGAGCATCAGCATCTGTAGGTGCTATTAATGATACGAGGTTGGCTTTGTGACGGTTTTCTACCATTACCTCAAGTGATTGGGTAGTAGGTAGTACTTTCGTGATGAAATCGTCAATAGAGATCTTTTCTACTTTAGAGAAGTCTTTAGTAGTTTTAACTTCAGTCATAAGAAGATTCTGAAGTGAATCAGCATCTTTCATTACTTTTGCAGTTGTTCTATCTACGAATAGTACGTTGTTAATGCTGATGTCTTCAGGAGTTGCAAAACGTCTTTTAAGTGCAGACTCGATACCTTCATCCTGAATAGTTTTCATCGCTTGATCAATCATACCCTTAGTAATAAGAGCTGTTGGTCTTTTGTAGTTAGTAGGTGCTACTTTTACTTCAAATGATTTTACAGCTACTTCTAAATCTACACCATCTGATAAGTCAGTAAGGAGTGTACCGATTACAGAGTTTCTGATACGGAATCCTGGTTTTTTGAAGCTGGTCCAGATAAAGATATCTTTTTCAACATCTGATTGAAGTTTTAAATAAGCTGTTTGAAGCTGTTTAAAGTTTTGAAGTACAGATAGATGTTCTTCACCACGATAGATTGAGTTTTGTGCAATAAGTTCTAATAGAACATCTACAACCCCGGGCTGAATTTCTTCGAAACCACGAGTACCTACCTGAATAGTAGATACAATATCACTAAGTACTGAACCCTCAATACTGATATTTTGAGTAGGAACTTTAGCATAAAAATGGTTCCAAACTTTTACAGAATTGTCTGCCAATAGTTGTTGAGAATTTTTTGTACCTACTGCACCTTGATGTGTAGATAACGGTTGTTTGATACGTTTTGTACGTACAAAAGCAGCAAGAGCACTTGCAACATCTTGATAGAAGTCAGGTGCTATAACATCCCAAATAGATACAATTACATCATCGATGATAGCTACAGTATTTCCAACATCTCTGATAAAGTTTTTACAACAGTTGCAAGTATGTTCTGTTCTTTCTTTGTACAGAGGATCAGTACCTTCAGGGAAAGATGATAGGTATAAAGTGAACAGTTCGTCTTTATCTACGTCTACCTCGAAAAGGTTATGTTGTTTCATGATGTTGAATTGTGCTTCAACAGCTTCTGAGAACGCTTTAAAATTTGCCATTTTTACGCCTTTATATTTTATTTATTTTTTTGTTTATTGTGGGTGAGACTAACCGCATTTATTACAACCAAACCAAGTCACGTCATCCCATAAGTCTTTACTGCCGCATCTTGGACATATACCACTAAAAGGTACATATCCATCAGCTTTAAAGTTAAACCATTTATACATAGTTTGTAGCTTTAGTTATTTAGCAGTGTTAACGATAACAGGAACTGAAGATGAATCTCCAGAAGTCATAAGAGTTGTTGGTAATGCACCATTCCATTTGTCAAGTTCTTTTTCTTTTAGTTCAAGTTGTCTAAGTTCTAATAACTTATCAGTAATACCTTCAGCAGTGATTCTGTTGAAGTCTCTGATTCTTTTTGCTTCCATCATTCTGATGTTGTATTCAGCTTTAGCAAGTTCTTCACGACCACCTGCTTCGGTAAGCTTGATCTGTACTTTTGCTTCTTCTTCTTCAATAGCCATACGCTTTTGTGTTGCTACTTCAATAGATTTTTCTACTACTTTAGGGTACATTACAGAACCAAGAGTAATATCAGAAATTTCAATAGGTAAACCTTTGAGTCTTTTAGACACTTCTATAAATAGTTCCGTAGTTATACGACCATAGTTCTTAGGCAGCTCATCTACATTGTATTTGGAGATAATATCTCTTGCTGTATTGTTTACGATTTGTTGTCCGTAGATTGCGTATACTTCATCAGTAGTTACAATATTATCGTTCATAGGAATATCATTAAAGATAGCGTTTAACACGGAATCACTTCCGTTAATACGGCCTCTGAATACGATGTCTACAGTTACATCAAGTTTTTCTTTACTGAGTTTAACAACAACAGGTTGTGTATACTTACGAGTAGTAGTTTGTACAAGGTATAATTTTTCAGGTACGGTAGTAAACATTGTTTCTAACCATACTTTCGATGGTGGGTATAATTCAGGTTGAAAACCTTCTTTTCCAGAGATTTTCCCTTTGTTACCTGGTGGTACTTGTTCGTAACATCCAGTCATTAAAGTAGCCAAAGCTACGAGCATAAGTAGTTTAAGTAGTACATTTTTCATTTTTTTCCTTTAGGAGTTTGTTTAGAATTTGTGAATATAATCATCATCATAGTTTTTTGTATCATCAGGGAAGTACTTATTGCCTATGTATGCAAGTGTAAGTACGCAAAGAATTGCAAATACAGTATGCCATATCATCATACTTCCTTATTGAAACGAAGGTAAAGAGAGTTGATAGTTCTTATACCTACATAAGTAGCTACAGCGAACCAAGAGGCTATAGTAGCTACACCTGTAATAATTGTTGCTATAGCAATAAAACCAGGTAAGTCAAATCTTCCTTTATCATCTTTGTTATCATGATAATAGGCTATGATATGAAATACTACAATAATAAAGGCTATAACAGTGCCTAATGTATACATCATGGTAAATCCTTTTCTTTTATTCCGAGATTTAATTTTCTCTTACTGTATGACTCATCTATTATACGTGGAGGAAGTTCTTTAGTAGCATTAATGCAAGCATTTGTTTGTGTCTGTAGCTTTCTTGAATCAGCATTTGTTAGCTTGATAGGAGAAATTACTACTAGGATTAAACTGATAAAAAACATCGCTATCCAGTATTTTGCTTTAAATCCTGATTCAACCATTTTATATGTTGAAAATAAAAGTGCTATAAGCACGAGCAGTTTGAGAATCCAAAACCATTGAATCATTATATCCATAATTATCTCCATACTTCTTCGATAAGACTTTCATCTTGCTTACATGTCTGTACTATGCCGTTGTTGTGGATAAATCCCTTTTTCATCTGTATTACCTTTTTTTTATTTTTCGATTAATTTGATATTTCTACGCACATCTTCAATGGAATTACCTTTAACGATTTCCCCAATGAATTGTGCATCTCTTGTTATCTTCTTTGATAGTTGTTGAGACTTATCAGATACCATTGCTACGAATTTTTCTCCACGTACAGCTTGTTGCGCTAAGTAGTCCATAGTATGTGTATCTTTAATCTGCATATCAAGAAGGTTTTCTATTACGGTGTGTGTTTGTTCTGACGTAGTTTTAGCAACACCAGATACGAGTTCTGCGATTTCTTGGAACATATGCTGATAATCATCTACATTTGATAGTAGTGAACCAATAGCCATTTCGTCGATAAGATCGGTTTTCATTGCAGGCAGTTCTTTACCTAATGCGATGATCGTAGTTTGTGTTGCCATAATAGCACTATCAATCTTCACAAGGCGTTGTTTGTATTTTTCTACAGATGCTTTGATCTGTGTATTAAGTTGGATATCCTTCATAGGAGTATCGAGCAGTGATGTGTACTTACTAAGTTCTTCATCAGAAGCTGTTACCAGTTCTTCAAGAGCTTGTACTTGAGCTATTAGTAAGGCTTTTGTTTTTTGTAAAGATTCACCTGTAACTACAAGTTTTTCATACTTAGAATAGATGATACCGAACAGATGATTGATGTTGTTTTGAATGCTGTCATTCTCTGTGCGTATATCTTTAGTAGTTTTAATCATTTTTTGTATCATCTTGTTTCCGGAAAAGTATTTACCGAAGAAGCCTGATACACTTTCAGGTACTGAAGATGTAAGTTTTTCAATCTCAGCTTTAGCTTTAAGGAAAGATTCTACGATTTCTTTGTTATCTCCTAAAGCAGTATTTTTGTTGATTGATTGAGTAAGTTCTGATACTTTACCTACAATAGAAATAAATTTCTCCTGTACAGTATTACCTTCGATGTTAAAGTCGATAGTTTCTTCTTCAATGTGTCTAAATTCTGGTCGTACTTGTTTACCTGTTTCGGTGAAAGCTTCTCTACGTGCTGTTTCTTCTTCTGTTTCATGAGTACCTCTATAAAGTTCGTCATACAATTTAAACAAAGTTTTAAGAATTTCCGGAGTACGTTCTGTAATATCTTGAATAGATTTAACAGTAGTATCTGCTTTTATGATAGGCTGATCTTTTTTATAGAGTATTGCTCTAACTTTGTTATCGCTATTACTACCAATTGTAAGTGTTTTATTATAGCTATTTACACTAAATACTTGAGCAGTAAACTCTTCACCTTTATACTGGAGGATCGCTAAATTAGCGGAGCTTAACGTACCAGGATTATCAAATTGTTGATCTCCTATACGATACTTATAACCATTATTTCCTGGGATATAAAAACCAGTAGATGTTGGGTAGTGTGAATATTTGTTAATCATCATAAATGTACCTAATGATGGTTGTTCGATATGTACACCTTTTTCAATACTAAACATAGTTTTCCTTTTATTTGATAAGTTGTGAGGCAAGTTCAGGGAGTCTACCTTCATTTAAAGCAGCACGTATAGTTATAGCAGTATGCTCTGACATATATATAGTACCTATAGTTCTAGTAGTTACATTACAGTTAGCTATAAACTTAGATGTAACTACATCATAGCCGATATACCATTTAGTTGTAGAATTAGGTCGTACCCAATTAAGATTATAATCAGGCTCTAACCAATCAACAAGTTCTTGTAGTTTATTACTTTGGATAATACGGACTACGTTTTGTGCAACAAGTTCAGATGTTTTTCTTACTACACCAAACTCAATAATGTTTTTTAACCATGTAGGAGGACAACTAGGTATGTTCTGGATTTTATAATCTTGAATACTTGATTGAGAAGTAGCATAATATATAGAACCGGTATAGATAATTTCTAAAGGATTTACCGTAGCATCGGTAATTACTTTTATCTGTTCTGCTGTAAGTTCTATCTCAACGTCTTTACCGTTGATGTTTATCGTAGTTTTCATTTTCGAATATCCTTTAGTATTGTTTTAAAAATTGATAGTTCTACTTGTTTTATAACAAGAGTAGCATTAGGTGTATGAAGAGATAGTAGTATAAATAATGTAGTTAATAAAATTCCTGTATTTAATAAAGGTTTTTAGAGGACTTACACCTCCGGGAAATTATAGTCTTATCAGACAACCTTAAACCAGGACGTATCGTAGATTTAACTACTGCTTTTTATATACCGCTATTCAACGTTTTCTGTCATTGCGGTGATGATCCGTACACGTATGATAGTGTACTGTAGCTTAATTTAATATAAATTTCAGCACTCTTTGATACTGTGTTGTACCCATCTTTTAAAAGATATTACACCTACAGATGCAGTTACCGCATAACCTATAAAAGCTGTTAGAGTCAGTAAAAAACTTGGATGAGCTTCAAGTATGTATGCCATTATTACTGCACAGGTAACTATAATTATAGTCATAATCCCGAAAGCACTTAATAAGTATCCTATAGCTTGTAGTTCTACTTTTGCATGATTTGTTAAACAGTACTTTTTCATTTTGTTTTTTCCTTTATCTGTTGAAATTCTCCGGTAGTAATATTATACTCCGCACATTAAGGTACTAAGGTAACTATTAATAAAAATATTAAAGCTCCCATAATAATTCTTTAGTGAGATTTAAGATCATAGGTATTAGCAGGATTTTCTTCATAAACTTCCCAATGATCCCAACCAGTATACAATGTAGTAGACCAAGAAGTAGCTCCTAGATCGAAACAGTAACATTTACCATCTTTAAAGTGTGAGAAATGACGTTTATGCTTTGCATCATCCACCCATACGGTCATTTTAGCATCTACGGGTAGTTCTGGTACAGGTTTATTTGGGTAATCGATTATAATTGCATCCCAAAATAAAGAGGGTAATTGATCATTATCAAATCTATACCCTTCTTTAGTGTAAATAGTAGTGTTTCCATAGTCATCTACCATTTTTATTGGATAAGGAACTTCAGGATCTATTTTTTTAACAGTACCCCAACCTTCGGTTAGGTGTATACCCCAAAGTCTGTCTCCAACTTTAATGTCAGTTAAATCATTCTTTTTCATCATCAATCCTTTCTTCTTCTTTTTCTTCTTCTTTATAACTAACTGCCGGATAATTAGTATAGCTATGTTCTTTATGTCCACACTTGTCACACTCATACTCATACTGAGGAGGATAACTGCATAGCATACGTGAGGATCTTTCCATTTCAGTATTACAGTGATCACAAAATAATCTTGTAATGATTGTACGTACCGGTATTTTCTTTTTCATTATGTTTCCTTTATAGTAAGTTTTTATTTTTCTTTATTTTTAGTAGATGAATATGAATATTACGTATACTATCAGCTAACTTTTGTTTATATAGTTCGCCAATATACACTTTAGGTGTTAACGTTTCTGCAATTTTTATAACTTGATCTACCCTTTCTTGGGAAGTAAGTTTTAGTAACTGTATCATTAACAGTTTCTAGACGCTTGTTGTAGTTGTTCTAGCGTAATGATGTTATCTTTGTACAGTTTTAAAATAGAACAATCAATATCGCTCATATACTCAAGTTGTAGTTCTTTTTTTATCATATACATAATAACTTTTTTTTGGTAGTAAGAACTTTCTAACCATTTTGTCCACTCTTGTTTTGGTACTTTTATATTAACATATATATTACTGTTTTGACCATAGGTTGTTGTTACACCAGTAACGGTATATATGTAACTAGTATCTTCTTGTAGCTTTTTAGTCACTCTTACATTTAAGGTTTCAACATCTTTTAAAGTTTTTAATTCAAAACTATACGCATTATTGCTTCTTTCAAAAAGTAAAGATTTTTCAAAAGAATTAGGTACATTTTCTATATAAGCTTTAGCTTTACTTTGCATACTTAGTACATAATCGTCCAAGACTTTTGTATATTTTTTAACAAGTTCTTCATATTTTAGATTAGCCATTTAAACACTCCTATTAGAATAAGTTGAAGTAGTATTACTACTATAAGCACTTTTACGATTGTTTTATTGTTGGGTTTTGGTGTATCAAGCATTTATCAACTCCTTTTTTTACTATTTTCGCTTCTATCTTTTCTTAAAAAATGAAAAGGTAATTGTTTATACCAATATACAAGGTAGATTAATACTAAACTACATCCTACAATAACGTATAGATGAGGTACCAAACTAACTAAAAGCATAAAAGCAAGAAGTATTGCTCCTGCTTTATATACATATTTATTCATCTACTCTCCTTTTAATGTTCTATCCTTTTGTGAGAAAAAAAAATAATAGCAACAGCATAAGCTGTTACCATTACATTTTGAAGTCTTTGATTAGTGTTTTTACATCGGGATAGTCTCTATACGTTTTTTTACCTGCTTGAAAGTATCTACAGTAGTAAAAACATCCAGAGTTTTGTCCTTCCCTACGCATATCAAGAGGACACTTATGTTGTTTTTGTTTATAAACACCTGATGCAATTTCTTCTATACTTTCATCACATAACCCATGATTACATTCTGTAGATTTATTGCCCGATGAAGTGTTATCATAGCCTATTACTTTAACAGAAGTATTTGCTATAGCCTTTAATTTAGCTATAGCATCTACATAATCAGTATCAGTCCAGTATAATGGTTTTCTGTTCTCGTTCATTTGCTTGTCCTTATTTAAGAGCCATACGGCCACACTTGAATTCTGAATTGATCGGATGTACCATTGCTGTTACGTCTGACCATTTAGACTGAGCCTCTGCCCCTATGCCTATTGATAGGAAGTAGTTTGCTAGAATCTCTTTACGATTTGTATGAATGTTTGTTAACTCTTCAGCATACCAATACCTTACGTCTTTTGCTGCTTCTGGATTGACTATGAATGCATCATGCAAGTCCATACCCCAACCATATTTTTCCATTACTTTAGCGATTACTTTATCAGCTACCTGTGAATCTAAGTTATGAATTATCAGTGTTACAAAGTAACGTCTGAACTGTTCTAAGTCCGGTATACGCTTAGTATCTGTATGATGTATACGCTTTACGCAATCTGTTTCTGTATCGTAGATATCGTAGTACTTTGTAGTTTCACCAATGTTACGAAATCTATTACACTCAATAGTAAACTCTTCATCAAAGATACGTATGAGCATCTCTTCAGTAGGTTTTACATTGTTAATGATAAATTCTTTAAACTGATTAGCTAGGCCAAGAGCACCGTTAGTAAGTTCAGTATTGAATAGTCTTACTTCTTCTAATGTATACTTGATATTGTTACTCTGCCATAACTCATGACAAGCCTTGCTTGAACCGTATAGCATTGGTGTTGCTGCTTTCTTGAATTGATTACGGTTAATCCCTTCAAAGTTCCAAGGATCTGATAGTGTATCTCCAATAACATTAGTCATTCCACAAAGTCTTTCGTCATTGAGTAGAATGCCTATGTACTGTAGCATCGATGCACTAGCATCTAATTCTATAGGTACTGTCCAATAGAAATCCGTAGCTGGAGTAGACATAAGCCATTCCATATCACGTTTACCTGAAACTACCCATTTCTTCTTAAGGCTACCGGTTACACCACTTAGCTGAAAGAATTGATCTAGTTCATTATAAAGACGCTCTAACCAGATGTTCTCATGTAGCTCTTTACGATCTTCTTCATTACCTAAGTCTAACTCATGTTGAGAGTTTGTTACATAGCAATGTTGACCGAACTCTATTTTGTCTGTAACTGTTCCTTCTTTGAAACCGTTAAGTTCTGCTATAAATAGAAATACTGCTTCTGCACCGTCTTTTGTTGCTATGTGTCTCATTTGTTCCCTTTAGGTAGTTTTCTTTTTTCGTGTCATTGCTTGAGCAAATCCCCACTTTGTTACGGCATATCCTGCTGATATACCACCTTGTAGTTTCCAACCTTCAGATAAAAGCTTATTTACTTTCGTTTCTAAAGCCTTTATCTTTGAATCTGCTAGTATTACATATTCCACACGTTATCCTTTAGGTATTATGAGCAATGCTCTAAAGTCCTTATCGGACAATGGGTTAGCAACTTTTCCTAGCACAGAACTGATAGCTCTTCCTCTGCTATCGCAGTAGTTGTCTCCTCTGGAGTATACTTCGTCAGTTTCCATCATATATTCGAGAATCTCTATATTGATAGTATCGTAACTAGCCAAATCTGATCTCATTTCTGGATAGATCTTAGCAAGTTTATCCATAGACTTTGTAAGGTTCTTAGCTATAGGATCAAAGTATTCCTCTATCTTAAGAGTATCGTACATAAACCGAGTATTACCGGCAGCCATAAAGCCTAAACGCTTAATGCCGGTCTCTTTGATACGTCCATTAACCCTAACTTTAGTAGATAGCGTAGACTCTTCTATTTTAGGTACATATTGTGTAAATTTATGGTATGCACGTACCCTTTGTAGTTCTTTCTCAGTTACAAACTCAAGTAGTTTTCTTTCGTTGATAGCAATCTCCGACCAGTTCCTAGACGGAATGCTATGACTTGTTACCCAATCGCCTTTACTAAGCGACATTATCACCAAGTTAAATACTTTTGGGTTGTTGAACTTATCTGCCCAGTAAGGTCCGTTAATAGAGCTTTTGTTTCGTAGGTACTGATACCATAGAGCTTTAACCAAGTCATCGGCTAATTTAGCATAGTCACTGCCTATAGCAGTAACGAATTTCTTATATCCAGGTAGTTCAAACCTACCACTGAGTAATTGATCTCTTACTATGTCCATTTATATCTCCGATGATGTAGTTTATGTTGTTGTTAGATGCTGATTGTTTGTCCGTGTAGTTCTCTTGTAGCCAAGTCTTCTTCGTAGTCACGTTCAGCACGTAGTCTTGCAGTCTCAAATCTGTGAGCCAATACACTGTCACTTACTCTGTGCAGTTCCAATCTAATGTCCAATACATCTTGAATGATATCCAAGCACCCACGTAGTTCTTGTGTGTTGTACGGTACTTCATCTACAACTGTAACATAGTTTCTGCTGTAGTATGATGTATTACCAAGTGCAGCCAATGTATTCTCGATTAGCACATCTGATAATCCTGTAATGGCAAGCATTTGTTCTTTATGCTGAGCAGCTGAGTACTGAATACCTGATAGCAATCCTGTAAGTATGTCCATTTGTGGTCCCATTCCATACTGTCTAGACGGATTCCACTTACGGCTTTCTCTTGTCTTAGCACTGTGAATAGGCATATCAGATACGATAGCTTCACATTGCATATCCAACTCTTTAAGCTTAGTCATAGTATCTTCTTGTAGCTGCAATCTTACTTTGTTGTTAATGAAAGCATCATTACCAAGCATGTTAATCTTTGCATCAATAATAGCGATCTCTGCTCTTTCTCTTTGTACTTTTACAGCTTCTGCAATTTTAGTTTGTAGCAATGCTCTTTTTTCTTCGATTGTAGCGTTTTTCATATGTATCCCTCTTGTAGTTTATTTTTATAGTTTATTTTTATAGTTTATTTGATTAGCCTTTCGGCAACATTAACCCATATCCTTGTAGTACCCTATACCTACTCCTTTGTTAAAGTAGTTATACGTTCTACTTTATTGTCATATTTAAGTAATACATAGTTAAAGTATTTACTCATTACCTTACCGTAGGTTACGGCATGGTCTCTTGTTTTAAACTCGATGGTTTTTCTTTCCGGGACGAATTTTCCGTCCAACACAGTTACCTTATAAGGATTTCTTCCTAGACCAAACAGATCCAATACTCTTTCAAAAGCTCTCATTTTCTAACCTTTCAAGTAATGTAATTATATTGTCTACAGTATTGACTTCCACTACAGTAGATTCACCTATTAATATAGCGAATCGTTTAGTCTCGGTATTTATACCAATACGAAGTGATATGTCAATATTATAAACTAGTTCAGCTATCTCATCCTGACGTTCTTTTATTTCGCCTATCATCATTAAGAGCTTTACAGAGTAGTCCATGGTAATTCCTTTCTTTAGTTACATGTTGCAGGTATAGCACTACGTACAACAGGAGTAGTCTCATACATTTGGACAAGTTGAGTACTATCCTTACCATAGGTCCATAAGTACTGGTATCCATTGATACACAATACAATAAACCCATAGTCTTTATTTACTTCTACGACTTTAGTAGTTGCAAATGCTCCAATCGTTAACATTATCAGTAACACTAGTTTTTTCATTCCTCATCCTTATGAGTAGGTATTTGCATAATAAATATAGCATCGCAGTAAGTGCAGACGCAAATAGCTCCAGTTTCTGAATCTTCAATATAACCTTCATCATCACAGAATAGGCATTCAGGTGTATCGTACATGTCAATTACCTTTAATTACAGCCATAGGTATTACAGCCTGTATCATAAGTACTATCATACAGGTTGTCATCCATAGCGTTATCGTCTTCGTCTACACCTTGGTAGCTTCCATCTGGTGCCATTTCGTAGTCGTCACCTTCTACGTAACTTCCATCAGGTGTAAGTACATAGTCATCACCTTGTACATAGCTTCCATCCGGAGCTAGAGTATAATCCTGAGCTGATGCAATAATGCACAATGTAAGTAGTGTTATTAATGTTTTCATAGAACAAATTTTCCTTTGTTGATCATATGGCAAATTTCTACTGCACAACTATATGTCATGTACGTTACTCCAAATACAATACGATTTTGTATATAATCATAAGATACCATCCCATCAGGATAAATATAAATATAGTAATTCAACTTTCCAAATTCAAACTCTTTCAGCCCGCCTAACTGTTCAGCTAAAGCGTGTAATCTAGCTGTCCTAGTAAGTAATGCAAGTTTATCTTCCGCCACTTTTTGAGTAATCGCATACCTTCCTCGATAATTAATAGATTCATTATCCCCAACGAACTTTGGGATAACCACACCTGTATTGAAATCAACTACATATGTTTCATTTTTTGGGTATTTAAATTCAAATAATTTAAACTTTTTATCCGCTTCAATTTTAGCTATTTGCTCAGCTGTTAGAGTAATCTCTGTATCAATCCCATTTATTTCTACTGTTATTTTCATTTTACTCCTTTGTAAATTTAGTATTGAAAGCTTTAAGCCCATAGGTCATTGTTTTACCTTTATCAGTCTCAACTGTAATCCAGGTTGCTGCTTCTGTATGATCCACTTTAATAACAGTAACAATGCTGTTCCCGTCTTTATAAGTATCTCCTACTTCGATTTCTTTAACTTGTTTCATTACTTTCCTTTAGATTTTAAGTATATTTTTACCGCTACCCAGTGGATATATTATACCACGTAGCTTTTGTAGAGATTCGATAGCCTGTACTAATGCTACATACGTTGCATTTTCATACATTACACCAATAACATGGTAGTTATTTCTATCATTCTCCAATGCTTTGATCATAATGTTAATACCTTCAGTTGTCACAGTAATACTCCTTCGTAGTTTCATCTGCATACAGCAGTAACGTTTTAAGTGCTTGGTTATACACAATCACAGCTTTTGTTTTAGCAGTAAGCAAATCAGTATCCAATAACGATAGCAATAACCTATCAGCTTGTTCAGTTGGAGTATCATCAGGATGCCCTACCAAGATATTACTATCTAAGATTGGTTGTCTGACAAATGTATAAGCTTGTTCTAGAAACACTACATGAGGTCCTATAGTGATTTCTTTATCCATATTTATTCGCATTACTATTCCTTTTCACCCATAAGTGTGCACATAAACTCTGTAGTTTCTGCTTCAGTAGCTTTACAGTACTTACCACAGGTTCTACCTTCGTCATCCCATTCTTTAAGTATCATCAGTACCATACCACATAATGTCTTTTTAAAATAGTATCTCATCCTCTTCCTCTTCATTACTGTATATAGTTGTATTAAGCCTTTGTAGCGTATTCACGTGTAATACTTCTACCTTTTCTGCATATCCATCCACGAATTGTACTTGCTTAGCTAATATATGTGCATATCTGATTGGTACTTTATACTTAACCAATCGATAGTCTAACTCTTCTAACTTTTTCCTATCCTGTAGGTTAAACCATTGTTGATAATGTGAAAGAGACACGAAACCATGTCTAACATCTTCATCGTCTACGTCTGAAGCATCTAAGAAGTAAGAGAATCGTCTATACTTCTCATGTACAGGTGTTGGATGTGTATGTCTATTGTTATGATGCCTAAAGGTAAACGCATGTCCTCCTTGATAAGGACCATAGCCCTCTTTGTTCTCTACTCTGTAGACAAACATGTAACCCTCCTTAAGTAGTTAAGATTAAGATTTCATCTAAACCATATAGTTTAGCTAATTCCGTAGCTTCTTTATCCTTACAGTTTACAGCATATACAAAATCTGATACTAAGCTAAAGCTAGACTCAGCTAATACTGTTTTAGGTATTGCTCTACAGCTTTTATGCCTTGCGATAAACACCGGATTAGTAGCTGTATTAAGTCTACCATGACTGTCTGTATACAAATATATATATTTATCACAGTTGTTCATTACTATCCTTTAGTAGTGTTCTTCAGAATCATCATCATCTGATAATTGTTTTTCCCATGATTCTACATAAGCATATGCTTCATCCCAAAGCTTAAGTTCCTTAACCGTCTTAGCACCACAAGCAATAGCTTGTTTAAGTTGTTCATGTGTCATTGTATTCCTTTAGTAGTTATGACATTAGATACTGACATACAGCATCTTGTATATCTTCTTCGTTGATAACAGAAGGCTTAATGATAGTGTAATCATCTGACATATATGCATAGTCTGATATGTCTCCGCTAAAGCACCATGTGCCATTAGGCCACACTGCAATAGATACCTCTATTCGTTCTTCTTCGTCGATTTCTACAAGTGTAGCCATTGTATCTCCTTTAGCGTGTAGTAGTGTATGTTAAGATTTAAGATTTGATTAAGGTTGAATTAATCGTAGAGAGTGATAGTTGTTGTGTAGAGCTAGAAAGCATCTATGGTATTATTTCGCTTGTCTATCTCGATAACTAAAGTTGTTATGAATTGCTGTAGTTCAGTGATGTACTGATCAATATCTGGATCTCCGATACCAGCTGTTGCTCTCGTCTCTGCACCCATTACTTGGGCACCTGCTATAAGGTATTCCAATTCGTCTACCGTATACATTACCAATACGTCTTCACCGTATCCATGTTCCATCAAGTATGATGCTGTGCTTTCCGCTGTTTCTATCTGCATAAGATTTCCTTTAGTAGTTCTGGCTATGCCATCTGCAACGATATTAATTATAACACTGCAGTTTAGCTTATCTTCGAAGTAAGCTTTAGCCTTGTAGTTTAGCCAGTCGTTACCGACTTCACCTAACCATTGGCAATCCTCTACGTTATTATTGTCTGCCCATATGGCATCTGCTGTACCATCAGCTACGAATATGTTTACGATTATCATTGTCTGCCTTCTCTCTTGTAGCGTTCTCTCTTCTGCCAGAATTATAGCTAAGGCCTAAGCCTTAACCATTGATGATCTACCCTTGATCTTAGCGTTGAGCCTAGCCACTGCTGACTTGCTAATAACTAACGTAGACTCAGGAACCATTGCTGATCCCAGTTGCTCTGACGTCTTAGTGCCAGTGTACTTAAGTGAAACTCTTCTCATAAAATCCTCCTATAGATTTCTGAATGATCTGATTAACTCTTTCTGAGTAACAGCTTTATCGTACTGGTCTATGTCAATAGAGGTCTTGTTATAAAACTTAATCTCTTCCTGAATCTGCTCAGTCTCAAGCATTTCAATACGTCTGTTACCCATACGTGCTGCTGTCTCTACCGTGTCGAAAAGTCCGTAGTATGCTGCGATTGCTGCGATTATGATTATAAGTAGTGCGATATCCATTGTATTCTCCTTCGATGGTAAGTCATCACCTGTAAGTATTAGTCTGTGGCCTCTAGCTAACAAGCCAACATACCAAAGCATAAGAAAGAAAGTGACGGAAATGAAGGAGGAACGGTCGAGAGAAACCAACTGAAAGGTATAGAAGGTATAGAAGATGGTTTCTCTCGATTCCGGTGTAACAAAAAAAGCCGTAAAGGCTACAGCTTAAGCTGTAACCTTTCTACGGTGCCTGTACCTGTGGCAGCATTGACACACGCCCAAGCTAACTCGTTTAGCTTTACGTAAGAGCCTGTTGCCTCGCCCACCTGTCTGAGCAAAGGTTTGACCTTGGCTGCAGCAATCTGGTAGTTCTTACCATCATTGTCAATCAATTCTTGTTTGAAATCTTGATTCTGCTCTACTAGAGCACACGCTACTTCGTCAATCGTTAGTAGTACTTTCTTCTTTGCCATGTGGAATCCTTTAAGTTTGATTTATCATAGCACTAGTAAAAAAGGAGGCTCCACCGTAGTATACGGGGGGGTACTGCTTTGCTTAGCGCCCTAGCAGTCTATATTACACAGCTACAAATTTTTTAAAAATTCCCTACATGAGGCTGCCTCTTCACTTCTATCCTATAGCTATGTTACCGCTGCATATGCATCTACAAGTATCTTCTGCATATCGGTATAGAATCTACCCTAGTGTTACCTTGGTAGTTGCTACATCGTAGTTGCCTCTCTCTCCTACCTACCCCCTGTAGGCTGAGTGCTGTCATATGCATGTGTAGGTCCTAAGACCGTAACATGTATTGACTAGCGAAGTCTGAGGAACGGAGTTCCGAATAGTATCGTTTAAGTTTCGTTTAAGCAATTGGATAAAAATATCCAGTGTATAAAAAATATATATATTATATATTATATAAAATATCCAATGACTAAAAAATATTATATATTTCCTATATGTGTAGGATACTTTAAGGATAGTCTTAGGATATTACTAGTATAATTTTAATGGTTAAGGAGTAGTGAGATTTAACAAGTTATCAACTAATAGAGAAAGGATAACCAATGAAGAATCTATACAAGACCGTGATACAAGGTTTACTTATTTTACTTATTATAATAGCTGTAGTGTTTGGAGGTAGCCATGATGATGGTCACCCGGAACATAATAATATTGTTAAGATAGTAAAATGTAAGAAAGATAAAGGTAAGAAAGATGATGAAAATGGTACTAAAGAGTAACAATGTATGAGATAGATGAGTTAGCTAGTATTGTAGCTATGGCTAATGAGTATGAGCAGCTAGCACTTACTGAAGATATACGACAGAATGGACAGCGTGATGCTGCTGTTCTGTGGCATGGTAAGATAGTTGATGGTAGATGTAGACAACTTGCTTGTATGACTATTGGTGTAGATCTACTTGTTATAGAATTAGATAGTAGTTTATCCCGAGAAGAAGTAGCTAGTATTGTTAAGTCGTTAAATACAAGACGTAACCTTACACCTACACAGAAGATGATGAGTGCTTATAAGGAACAAGAGGTTAGTGGTAAGTCTAATGAATATACGTCTAAGGCTTGGGGTATACCGCTAGGTTCATATAAGAATGCTAGGTATGTAGCTACTAATAAGCCTGATGTAGTCGAACCTTTGTTTAATGGAAAAAGTGTTATGATATTTGATCCGGATAAGGGGAGAGATATAACTACTGATAAGATCAATACTCTTGCTAGGATTATAAAGAAGACTGAAGAGATGGTATCATTGATAGTTGATAATAGTGAGAGGATAACATTCTCTGTTGATTCTTGGATCAAAGCAGAAGAAGGTAAGAAGTGGTACTATAGTAAGATGCATAGCTTACAGATACCTGAAGAAGATATAGAGGTACGTATGGATTACGTTGAGTTAGCAAATTTTAAATTTAGATTAAAGGATATGAGTTGAAAGAAGAAACTGTAGAAGTAAATGTAAGTAAGGTTAAGTGTGATAACTGTGGTAAGGAAGTTAGTATAATAGATGGATATACATACTTTGGTGTACTATGTTTTAAATGTTCACAGAATAATAACGCTATGAGTAAAGAGATAATTAAGGATATGATCAATGACTAAAGAAGTAATGAAGAGAGCAGTACTGCTAATGTTTGAAGAAGGTATCCAGCGTGTTACTAATAAAATAGATGACGTAAAGGATATAAGGGAATTAGTACCTTTATATGAAGAAGCTGTAGAAGTAATTAAAGATACGGTTAGGCAATTGGATAAGTTAGAAGGTAAAGAAGAAGTTGTAGAGAAACATACGCCTACTGCTCCTTGGATTATATCTACTAAAGATCACTTAATATTTTATACTAAATGTAAAGAATGCGGTAGAGATCAGAAGTATGTTACACAGAATAGTTTAATGTTAGTATGTAAGTATGGACACGGTAGTGATAGAAGTAGTATGCCTACACCTATTAACTGTGCAGAAAGTAAAACTATAGAGTATCCATGTCTGCACGATAACGTAAAGCCTGGTACTATTACAAGTATCTCCTGTACATGTCCTAGATGTTCTCCTAGATGTTAAGGAGGACAGTGTGTTTAGTGCGAAAGGTAAAAAGTTCAAAGGCGATAGTAAGTGTAGAAATAAAACTATAAGCAAAGAAGAGCGTAAAATAAAACATATAAAGAAAGAGTCTGAGAAACAGTATCATAGAACGGCTACTGCTAGAGAACATATAGGTAAGTTCTGTAATAAACAGGTAGAGTGTAATGCTAAGCTTAAAACATTTAAGTCTAACGATCCCTTTGCTCCATGTCTATTACAGAATGTACATATAAACGGTGAGTATGTAGACCATATATGGGTTACGTTTGATATAGCTGATAGACGTAAGTTGAAGCTATGTAAGCTTGGGTATAGAATATACTTTATAGCAGAAGTAAAAGAGTACTATAAAAGATATGATAGAGAAGTTGAGATTAAGTGTGGGTTAAAGAGTATTAAACTAGTTACAGAGTATACTGTTTAAATAGGTATAAAGGTATATTATGATATACTTAAAGTAATATTAAGTATAGAGGGGTATAGATGGAAGGGTTAGCAAAGATGTCAACCGGAGAGTATTACTACCAAGGAGCAAAGATATCAGAGGCAGAAGCAAATAAGCTGCAAGGTACTAAGCCGGTAGTAACACCGCCTAAGCCTACAGTAAAGACTGCACCTAAGCCTGATATACTAAAGCAAGCACAAGCAGATGCTATAGACAGAGAGAAGACCTATTCTAATGGGTTAGCTGGAATGTTAGGTATATAGTATGAGTGATAAGGTACAAATAAAGGCACCTAAACCGGCTAATAACAAGGATAACATAGTAGTTAAAGGATTTCATTCAGCTGCTACTAATCCAACAGAGGATGAACTGCTGAGCGTTAAAGCACAAGTACCTATAACAGATAACTTCGGACTAGCAGCTAAAGCCTTTCAAGGCAGGTTTCATAACTTCCAAAACCTAGATAGGGATAAGTTCTTAGAGGGTAGGTTTGGTGCAAACTACAGAATAGATCCTGGTACTGTAGGTGTAGGTATTAGTAAAGAACAATTTAATGAGTATAATCCTAAGACTATGGTGGATGCTGGTATAGACTTAAATAAGGTAGGAACGTTTAATATAAAACAAAATGTTAATGATCCTAGAGAAACTGTATATGGTTACAGTAAAGATATCCCTATAGATGGCTTGGCCGGAATGTTACAACTAAAGGCTGATTACAATACTAAGCTAGGTACTCCAGAATATGCTGGAATAAATTTCACTAAACACTTTTAATACAAGGTATGTTTAAGGAAACACAAGATATACTTTTAAAATATAAATACAAACTTTAAGAAAGGAACCAATATGAGAACTACAACTACATCTACTTCTACTCAGCATCTACATGATTGGTTCCAGGATAGTTATTCGTACAATGAAACGAATAATTATTTTATCCTCTAGGATTATTTCTTAAAGAACTACACAAGTTTTTTGAGAAGTAATTCTCAGAAGACATTCACTTAATTACTTCACTTTTTTAATATACATAATGTATTGCATTGTAGGACAATGGTAGTCCACCTCGCTGTTAACGAGTATGTTGTAGGTTCGAGTCCTACCAATGCAGCCAATCTATTCTAAGCTAACTAGGTAGAAGCGCTAGTCTGAAACGCTAGAGGATGTGGTTCGATACCACAAGAATAGGCCATATACAAATGATACTGTAACTCAATGGTTAGAGTACTTCCCTGTCACGGAAGAGGTTGTGGGTTCGAGTCCCATCAGTATCGCCAATGCCGGATTAGCTCAATTGGTAGAGCAGTTGTTTTGTAATCAGAAGGTTAGGAGTTCGAATCTCCTATCTGGCTCCATTTGCTCGGTTGGCGGAACGGCATACGCACTTGTCTTAGGAACAAGCTATTGAAGGTTCGAATCCTTCACCGAGTACCAAAATTAATGTAGAGTAAAAGTCGATCGGATTCGGCAGCGAGGCTGTAAACCTCGTCTTTAATGGGGTGGTTCGAGTCCACTATTCTACACCATATATATGTCTAGCTCAAATGGTAGAGCGACGGATTCCAAACTCGTAGGCTGTGGGTTCGATTCCTACGACATATGCCAACTATAAGGTTCATTCGACTATCGGTAAGGTCATCAGGTTTTCATCCTGAAGAGAGGAGTTCGATTCTCCTATGAACTACCATAATAATTATTGCGTTGTAGCCAAGTGGTAAGGCATCGGTCTTTGATACCGACATTCGCAGGTTCGAACCCTGCCAGCGCATCCAATTTAGGAGAGTGCCGTCAAGGTGGCAAAGCTGGTTTGAACCCAGTGGTACGGTTAAACGTAGGATTTCGATTATTCCACTCTCCTCCATACTATTACAGTAAAGCTCTTAATGTAGATTTTTACTGTGGCAGTAGCCCAATGGTTAGAGGCGGTAGGTTGTGAACCTACTTGTTGCGAGTTCGAGTCTCGTCTGTCACCCCATACTGGAAAATAAAACTAATAGGTGTTAGTGTCTCCCTGCTAAGGAGTTCGTGGGATTCCCGTCTCATACGGTTCGATACCGTTGTTTTCCTCCACACTATTTACATATACCCATAAATATGCTATAATAATATTTTACATAAGGATAAACAATGAAACGAAGAAATTTTATAAAGACCGTAGCTGTATCAGGATTATTAACAATACCACTGTTTGCTAGAGGTAGACAAAGATCTACTACTCCTACTATTACTGAGGTACATAAGAATGAACTACTTTATATATACCAAGAAGAGAAAGTTGCTAGAGATGTATACATCACGCTAGGTAAACTTTACCCAGGAGAAGGAACGTTTGCTAGTATACAACTATCTGAACAGAGACACATAGATGCCGTACAAGGACTATGCGAAAAGTATAGAGTAGATATATCAAAGGTTAATGAACTACAAGTAGGTAACTTTGTTATACCTGAACTACAAGATGCTTATGACACATTCATTAGTTTAGGTAAAGAAACTTTAATAGATGCTTTACAGGTAGGTAAAGAAATTGAAATGATGGACATCATTGATTTAGATAAAGCTATGACTATGTTCATTGGGTTCAATGATGTACAGAATGTATTTGGTAATCTTAAAGAAGGTAGTTTAAATCACCTTGATGCGTTTAATAATGCAATAACTAGATTAGTATAATACTATGTATCAATACGAATTAAAAGAGATTGTTAAGATATATGATGCTGATACTATTACTGTAGTAGTAGATCTAGGATTTGGTGTAACTAAAGAAGAAGTCTTTAGGCTTATGTTTATTAATGCACCTGAAGTAAAAGGTATAGAGAAAGAAGCCGGTATAGTATCTAGAGACTGGCTTAGAACTAAACTATATACAGCGGTAGAAGATGGTTTAGATATTACTATTAATTCCTTTAGAGATACTAAAGAAAAATACGGTAGATACTTAGCTGAAATTTTTATTGAAGGTGAACAGGTATCTATCAACCAACAGCTTGTAGATGCAGGACTAGCAGTACTTAAGGAGTACTAATGTATACTCCTTTTATAAAATAAAATAAGAGGAACTATATATGGTAATAGTTTGCATATCCGATACACACGAAAAGTTAATAGAAGATATTCCTGATGGTGATATACTAATACACGCTGGAGACTTTACTATAAGTAGGAATTCAATCAATGCTGCATATGCACTTAATGACTGGTTTAAAACACTTCCTCATAAACATAAGATACTAGTACCTGGTAACCATGATTGGTGCTTCGTAGATGATGAAGTATTCGCTAGAGAAATATTTACAGAGGCCATAGTGTTAATCAATGAAGAAATTATTATTGAGGGTGTAAAATTTTACGGTACTCCTGATCAACCTATATTCTATAACTGGGCTTTTAATAAAACTACAGAAGAGTTAGTTAAATCTTTTGATAACATTCCTGAAGATACTGCTGTACTTATTACCCATACACCACCATTCGGAATACTAGACGTAAGTTCACATAGTAATAAACATGTAGGTTCTGGAGTATTGTTAAATAAGGTATTAGAAGTAAAGCCTAAGTTTCATATATTTGGACATATACACGAAGGTTATGGTGTATTAACCGATAAAGAAACTACATATATAAATGCTTCATTGTTAGATGATAGATATAGACAAGTCAATAAGGCTATAACTATAGAAGTGTAGAAGACTTAAAGTTTTATTAAGTGGATATTAATATGTTTTATAGTAATATTACTAACTATTAAAACAAGGAAGTTAGATGGCTATAATCGATTCAGTATCAAGAGAAGACCTAAAAGCGCTCAAGGAAATATTAGAAACTCCAACGAGCAAACTACCTGAAGGACCAACAGGTAAAATAACTAAAGGTAAAAGACTACAAGTGTTTTGTACCCGATATAAAGTAAACGATTGGTACTTCTACAAAAACAAAAATAAAATCACAGACTTATTGAATGGTATAGTATCTGCTCAACCTACTGTAATTGGAACATCAACCTTGTTAGATAAGGAAGGTAATGTTAAACTACAATGGGTAAAAGAGAAAGCTAGTGATAAAGCAGCAGCTGTACAAGAAGCTATTGATGAGATACTAGGTTCAGTAGAATCAAGATATACTCCTGTAAAAAAAGATAAACACGTAAGTATTGAGGATAAGATAACTCTGTATATATCTAATGATGTACACTTAGGTGCTCTTATGTGGGGTGATGAAACTGGTGATAGAGATTGGGATTTATACTCAGCAGAGAAAACATTTAAAGATGCAATCAATAACCTAGTAGATCGAGCACCTGAAACAGAAGAGTGTATCGTAGTAGATCTAGGAGATTTAACTGAGATGGATGACTTCAAGAACATGACACCTAAATCAGGGCATGTACTAGATGTAGATGGAAGATATCCTAAAGTATTAAAGATGGCTATGGATTGTATGGTATACTTCGTAGAGAGAGCTTTAGAAAAACATGATACAGTAAGGTTCTATAATATTAGTGGTAACCATGATATAACTACAGGCTACGCTATTGCTGCCTTTGTATCCGCATGGTTTAAGAATGAACCTAGAGTTATTGTAGATGAAAGTCCTGCTAAACAGAAATACTATTTATTTGGATCTACTCTATTAGGGTTTGCACATGGTGACGGTTTACGTATGAGAGAGTCTGGTGAGGTAATGGCTATGCATAATGCTAACGTATGGCATCAAACAGTTAATAGGTATTATCACTTCGGACACGTACATAAAGATATGGTATATGATGGTAGACTATGTAAGTCTGAGAGTCATAGAAACTTAGCACCTCTAAATGCATGGGCAGCTGATAAAGGTTTTGGTAGAAACTCCGGAACTATGAAGAGTATCGTATATGATAGAAACCGTGGTGAAGATACCAGGATTACTTATAATGTGGAGAGTGTAGATGGGTAGTAAAACAACTATGAAGGTAGATACAAGTACTCATCAAAAACTACAGATAGTAAAAGGTATGATAGGTACAAAGACTTTAAGCGAGACTATAAGAGTTCTCGCTGAAGAGTATATAGCAATATGTATAGCAGAGGGTAAGAAATGAAAATAATATTACACTATAGAAACGGTACAAAGCGTACGATAACAGCACCTCACGGAATGCGACATCCTAAAGATGGTAGTAGAGCGTATAAAGTTGTACTAGATAAAGAAGCATGGGATAGTACCTTTGTACATAACGCAGTACTTCAGACACTAGATGTACGAGACAATGAAGGTGTAACATGTCAGGATTAGGTATCGTAAAAAAAGATAAGACTATTGTAAGTAAGGCAGATTTGATTAAAAGATTCCCTGCTAAGAAAGCTACTATATCAGATGAAATCGTAGATCTAATAAACGAAGTCAATACAGATCCGGAATTTAATGGTGATGAGTTTATTGAGAACATGATGACGTATCAGAATGTTATGTATAAAAGTAGTGGTAGTATGGTAGACTATATCAATGCATTAAAGTTCTGTGCATACTTAGAAGCTGATGTAAACAATTACACAGAAGCTTATAAGAGAGCTAGAGCAAATGATCAGTTTGTAATAGAGAGAGCTAATCTACCTACGGATAGTGCTGGGTATAAAGAGCTTACCAATGCTGCAAGTAGATATAGAAAAACTCCTATGGTAAGAGACATACTTGTACAAGCAGAACTACCTTTATATCTAATGTTTCAAGGTGGTAGATACTCTGCTGTAGCTAAACTTATGGAAGAGATGGAAACAGCTCAGTACAGTAAGGATAGAATTAGTGCAGCTAAAGCCATTCTTGAGCACGTTAAGCCGCCTGATAATATGAAGATAGAATTAGACATAGGTATCAAACAAGATAACATAATTGATCGATATGAGAATATGATCAATGAGTTAGTTCAGCACCAACAAACACAGATAGCTAATGGTATGGATCTACATGAAGTTACTAACATGGCTATTATAAGTAGCAAGGATGTAATAGACGCAGAGATTGAGGAGAACAAATGAATGTAGAAATCATACAGGAAGGATCTCCTCATAACGTAGAGTACTACTTAAATAACATTGACTATGAGTTTAAAGGGTATATGCCAACTACAGAAGCACTGAAGTTTGTTAACTTCATTAAAGCAGTGAATGGCGGAGAAGAAGAAAATAAAACTCCGATCATGCACCTTGTAATGATGGAGAGAGTATTTAATAAAGATCGTAGATGTGCTATTATGATTTTCCGGGGAGCTGGTAAGACTACAGTATTTGCCGAATACCTTATATTATATATGGCTGCCTTTGGTGAACTACCGGGCTTTGGTAAGGTAAACCTTATGCTATATGTAACAGACTCTATTGAGAATGGTGTAAAGAACTTAAGACGTAACGTTGAGTATAGATACCAAGAGTCAGAATTCTTGCAGCATATAATACCTAACCAAAGTATTAAGGTAGGTACAGACGGACTTGACTATGTAGATTTAGATGTATATGAAACACAGACTGCCGGTGGACGTAAGTTCACAGACATACGTTTAGAGTTCATGAATAACAAAGGACATAGATTAGTTGTTAAAGGTTATGGTGCACTTACAGGAGTAAGGGGCGCTAAAGAGATGGGACAACGTCCACAAGTTGCGTTACTGGATGACTTACTTAGTGATGAAGCTGCGAGAAGTGCTTCAGTAATTGAGACTATTAATAACACTATATATAAAGCTGTATCAAAAGCATTACACCCATCTAGACAGAAAGTTGTATTTCTAGGTACACCCTTTAATGCTAATGATCCATTATACGTAGCGGTTGAATCCGGTGCATGGACCGTATCCGTATTCCCTATCTGTGAAAAGTTCCCAGTGAGCCGTGAAGAGTTCCGAGGGGCTTGGGAGGATAGATTTACCTATGACTATGTTAAAGCAGAATACGACGAAGCTATGGCCCTTCATAGGCCTGAAAACTTTAACCAGGAATTGATGCTAAGAATTATGTCTGTAGAAGATCGTCTTGTTAAAGATGATGACATAGTATGGTTCAATAGAAGAAAAGTATTAGAAGATAAATCTTCCTATAATTTTTATATAACTACAGACTTTGCTACGAGTGCTAAGAAAGGTGCAGACTTTAGTGTTATAAGTGTATGGGCTTACAATAGTAATGGTGATTGGATGTTGGTAGATGGTATATGCCAACAACAACTAATGGATCAGAACATTAAAGACTTATTTAGATTTGTAAGTATGTATAGACCGTTGAGTGTAGGTATAGAAGTAAGTGGTCAGCAAGGTGGATTCATTAGATGGATCAATAATGAAATGATAGATAAGAATGTATACTTCAGCATGGCATCTAGTAGGAATAGTAATGAGCCTGGAATTAGACCGGCATCAGATAAACTAAGTAGGTTCAACCAAGTACTACCAATGATTAAAGCAAAGAAGGTTTGGTTTGCACTTGAAATGAAAGATACAGCTTACGGAAGAGAACTGGTAGATGAATTAATGAATGTATCTAAAAAAGGTTTTAAAAGTAAACACGATGATGTTGCAGATACTATAAGTATGTTAAGTGAAATAGAGGCGTATAAACCTACTCAAGATGTAGAAGCTGTTACTAATGAGTTTCATGCAGACTCTGGTATATGGTCTGATTTTAACTCTGATGATGACGGAGAAAAAAACAGTACTATATTTTAGCAAGTAAGTATATGTTAAGTAGTATTTAGATATAATAAAGCAAAAGTATAAAAGGCCTTAGATGACAGTTCGTGACATTATATCATTAGCACAATCAGGCGAACTGTTACAGTTAAGCCCTACTATAAAAGATAATGACAATACTGTTGTTGCTTTTATAAATCTAGGGTTAATTGAAATATATAAAAGATTTGTACTACGTACAGATGAAGCTATACTAACTTTAAAAGACGGTAAAACTATTTATAAATTAGACGGTACTGATAATACCACTGTTATTATAAATGGTGTTACACTTCCATGTGTTCTTATGGGAGCAAGTAGGTATATGTATATGATAGCTGCTTACGGACCAGCGCTAACTGAAAGTGATTATACAGCTACAGATGTTGTACTTCCTATTAATGAGGAAGACAACTTAATGAGTATAAATACTATTAGTTATAATGAAGTGCAAGTACCATTAATTACTGAAGGTTCTCAGGTAAGTATTATATATGCTTCACTACCTACAAGAGTTTCTACTTCTGTTGTAGGTTGGGATTCCTTAGAACTTGATATTCCTGAACAGTTTACAGAAACACTTCTACACTATATTGGGTATAGAGGACATGGAGCTATGGACGGTAAGATAGATACTGAAAGTAATACTCATTATATGAGATTTGAAGCAAGTTGTAATAAGCTACGCGAATTAGGTGTTGGTATTACTCCTGACGATATAAGTATGGATACACGAGTATACGATCGTGGATTTATATAATAAAGGAATAGTATGAGACGTAGTAGTTCTTTACATAATATAGATACACATATTGAAAGAAATATCGGTAGCGATACTTATCTAGAGGTAGCTTTAGTTGCTGATAATATAGATAGTATTGTAGTTCTTTCTGATAATATTAATACTGTAAACCAAGCAGTAACCTTATTAACTCCTACAGTATCTTCTAATATTAATTTATTAGGGCCTATACAAGATGAAATAATAGATGTTGCAAATAATATAGACAATATTACTACAGTTAATTTAAATGCTGTAGATATAACTACTGTAGCATTAAATATTTTAAATATTAATAATGTAGAAAATAGTTTAGCAAATATTAATGCTGTATCTTCTGCTTTAATAAGTATTGCAACAGCTAATACAAATATAGCTAATATAGATACAGTAGCTATTAATATCTTAGGTATCAATGGAATAGCTGCTAATCT